CGCCCTCGTATTTGCGCCGTCTTTGATAACATCTAGCGCTATATCTGCAGGCAAATATACATTGTAGTAGCCTATCATAAGCGTAACTTCCTCTTCCGGCTTTATCATTGTGCCATATACCTCTGCAAACTCGGCCTCTGTGAGCACAACTGCGTCTTTGCCGCGCCTTACGTGTACTTTTGCTACAACTTCGTCACAGTTATCCATAGTTACTCCTCCCTGTAGCCAAGGCATTTTGGCATGTTCTCGACTCTTGACCCTGCTGCGTCTATGATAGCACCGTATACTACTGCCGCCGGCATATCTATGATATAGTCACCGAGGCAAAATGTCACCTCATCGCTGCTTAAAGTTTTCTTATAGTAAGCGAGACAGAAGTCCATCTCGCTATATGCTATACCATCGACCTTGATTATTGCTCTATCCATAGTTTAAGCCTCCTCTTGCTTATTTTGCCTCTTTCAAGGCTCTAAGTTGCGCTTGCATTTTCTCGATTTGCAACTCAAGTTTTTTGACCGGGTCATTCGCGGCTGCCTTTGCTGCGGCTATTGCGGCCTCTTTGTTAGCCTTTGCCTTTTCTTGCAATGCAAGGTAGGTCTTGCGGTCTTCCTCTTCGAGATAGTCTTCGAGCGGCTTAGTTTCACGTGTGTACGGCCCGAGTTTCTTGCTTTCTTTGTACTCAAGTACAAGGCCTTCTTCGCCTATTTGCATACCGTCAAGTTTAGCCTTGCTAATCCACTTGCGATTGGCCGGATTCTTCGGCAAAACTATGAGCGAAGGATAGTTCGGGTCCATCTTGTCCAAGCGAATCGTCTGCAAATCGCCACTGCCGGATTCGATAACTATGGCATAACCTGTACCTGCTGCTGCATCTTTGATAATCTTTGTGTTCATAAGTCCACCTTCCTTTAAGTTTTTTTTTATTCGAATACTGCTGCCAGTAGTTCGCCTACGTCTGCATCGCGCATATCCATGTGCAATATTTGCGCAACGTCTTCCAAAAAGCCTATTTTGCCTTCTGTATAATAATAGTTTTCCTGCTCATCGTTAGTCAACGACTGCCAAATTTGCCTACCTATAGCGACAAACCTTTGCTTTTGCATATCTTTCATACGCACACCTCTAACTTTATTTATATAATATATTTATTATATATTTACATGTGAGATTTTACGGCCGCAAGCCTTGCTTGAAAATCCGAGCCTATATTATTATAATTATATTTAGGCTTAGTATAGCCACAGTCGCACGTGCCATCTTGATTTATTAACATATGGCATTTTGGACAATAACCGCGCGCCTGTTCCGCATCGTGCAATGCCTGTGCCTGCGCCTGTTCGCATTTACGTACTTTCTTTAATATATAATATTTTTCTTTTTCGCGCCACACGTCAGTATTAGTCATTTGATAATTAGTATAATTATTATTATCGCATGCATTTGCTTTATAAATTTTATTATTATTTTTAATATACATATACGCGCCTCCGTGTTTATTTTATATTTTATATTTTATATTTTATATTTTATATTTTATAATTTATATTTTATATTTTATAATTTATAATTTATATTTTTTATTTTTAATTTTTTCGAATTTTGATAACTATACTTTTTCGAAATATATTAAAAAAATCGGGTTATCGGCGGCTGCTAAATGCGGATATATAGTAAATCCCTACATTACATCGCCAAAAAAACTACCGCAAAACTACTACCAAACCACTTTGAACCATATTAACTTTCAACCCTGGCCCACGCTGTTTATTGTAATCTTGTAAAAAATTTTTCGCAAAAATTTCGCGCGCACGCGTATTATATATTGAACGCGCACGCGTGTAGTAATATATTGTAATATTAATAATATAATAATAATGAAACTAGCAAAGGAGGCAGTAACATGGCAAATACACCTAATAAAACAGAGCGTGAACGCAAAGAAATGCTCACTCTTTTTGCAAACCCGAAGACTGCCCGCGAAGCTTGGCGTAACGTCGGTGCAGCAATATTGCAAAATCCAGCAACAATGCGTCCAGCAACTTTAGACAAATACGGCGAGCCAGACCTTAACTCACTTATTGAACAATATAGCTATAACAAGCTCAAAAAAGACATCGACACTCTTGCAGACAAGGACAGAGAACCTACCGAACTCGAGATGATTATCACTTGTCAGGCAGTGAAAGCTCGCACAGACACTCAGGCAGCTATATTTATTCGTGACATCATGGGTGCTAAGCCTATAGACGAGAGCAAGATAGACGCTAGCGTGTCGGCTAACCAGTACGAGCAGCTTACCGACGAGGAGCTTGAGCTTCTTGCAGCACACCGTGCGCAGAAGGCAGAGCAAGAACAGCTTGACGACCAGACAGATACTTCGAGTCCGACAAGCGATGCCACACTGCATCTTGTAGAAGGAGGAGAGCATAATGCGTAACAGTTTACTTGCTATATTATTCATACTTATTGTACTTACTGTATACGTCGCGTGCGACACTCAGGAAGAGCCTACACTCGAGGACAACAGCGTGCACTGCGTCGACACAGAGGCTAGCTTATGAGCATACCTCACACACTGGAAGGCGAGATACTACGCCGTAAGCTCCGCAAGGACTACTCAGCATATTGTGAGTACGTCAACCGCGGCTTCTATATGTCGCACTTCCATAAGTGGCTATGCGACAAGGTGCAGGAGTTCCTTGAGACACCTTGCACTAACGGGGTCATGGACATACTGCTACTAAGCGTCCCTCCGCAATTCGGGAAAAGTACTACTGTGACAGAGACACTTCCTTCGTGGTTTCTTGGTAAACACCCTGAGGACGCTGTCATTATTGCAGGTTACGAGGGCACATTCGCTGAAGGCTTCAGCCGTCGCAACAGAGACAAGTTTAACGAGTATGCTACGGACATCTTCGGCGTTAACCCTAACCCCAACGTCCAGGGTGTAGCACTGTGGGAGACAGAGCTTGGTGGTAAGTGCCGTGCGGCTGGCTTGAAGGCGGGCATAACCGGCTACCCTGCTGAGCTGTTCATCATCGACGACCCTATCAAGAACAAGGAGCAAGCGCAGAGCGACACTATGCTCGCTAAGATACATGACGAGATGGCACCATCCGTCCAAACCCGTATCCACCCTGGCGGCAAGCTCATTGTAATACAGACCCGCTGGGTCGAGAACGACTGCATAGGCTGGATACAAGAGCACTGGCACGAGTACATCTGGGCAGACATCAATATACCTTGCGAGTGCGAGGATGCTGCTACTGACCCGCTCGGACGTAAGCCTGGCGAGGCCATCATGGGCGAACACATGGGCGACATTGACCTGCCGCAAAAGATACGTAAGGACAATGCGTGGCTTAAAGGCGCTAAGCAGCTTATTATTGCAGCTGACGGTACATACACCTGGAACGCACTGTATCAAGGACATCCGACCGCAGAGAACGGCAACTTGTTTGCTAAGGACTCGTGGCAATACTACCGCCTGTGTGACCTCGGTGACCATCCTTGGGACTACTTACAACTCTCCGTAGACGCTACGTTCAAGCAGACAGAGACAAGCGACAAGGTGGCTATCGAGCTGTGGGGCATACGCGACAACGACGCGTGGTTAGTTAGACTAGTAAATAAGCGCATGGGCTTCACAGATACCGTGCATAAGATACAGCAGATACTTAAAGAGTGGCCTGGCATAGATGAGCTAGTCATCGAGGATAAAGCCAACGGCTCGGCCATCATTGATACATTGCAGTACACGGACGGCGTACCGCCTATCGTAGGCGTTAACCCGCTCGGTGGTAAGTTCAGTCGTGCACAAGCTGTAAGCCCGTTCGTGGCTGCTCGCAGGTGCCACATACGCACAGACTGGACACCGTTGGAGGCACAAGACATGGAGCCTTCTGGTCGCATACTCAGGCAACCTCACGAGGAGTTTATTGAGCAACTGGCACACTTCCCATACGCCAAGAACGACGACATGGTTGACTCGTGCTCACAGGCCTTGGCTCGCATAATCAAGCTGCTGACAGGTGAAGAACCTATGCCACATCGCAAGATAGTTCGCTTCACTAAGTGGTACCCTGACATGTGGGAAGACTACGAGAACATGAGCGACATAGAACAACAACGCTTCATTGACACATATGGTGCTCCGCTTGAGTGGCGTGAGTACTATACATAATACTATAAGGAGGAATCCGTGGACAGAATAGACCTTTACTTAATGCAGAGCGTGAACGAGACGTACACTAACACGCCTGAGGAAGAGGAGCTACTTAATAAGTTCACTACATTGTACGCGTTGGCCGATGGTGCCAAGCAGCAACACTGGGAAGTGAACGACAAGAACCTCGACATGTGGCGCAGAGCTTACCTCGGCACGCTCAATGCTCTCAATACTGTAACCGGCGATGAGAGCAAGAAGAAGAGTCGTCAGCTTAAAAAGATATGCCAAGAGATGATTGAGTCTAAGGTTGACAACAGCATACCGATGCCTAAGATGATGCCTCGTCATAAGAGTGACAAGTTCCTGGTAGACGTCACAGAGAGCTACTTGAAGTACTCGATGGACACTATCCTTAGTAAACAGGAAAACGACAAGAGCGAACGCTCGACACTCATTGACGGCACTACTTGGTATAAGGTGAGCTGGGACAGCCTTGACAGGACTGCTACTCGCTCAGGTTCGCCTAAGGTTGATATTTGTCTGGCAGACCAGATAATACCTCAACCGGGCGTGCTTAGATACGAGGACCTTGAGTACATCTTTGAAATACGTGACATCAGCATCACCCGTATATATGACTTGTACGGTAGGTTGATGACTCCTACTAGCAACAATACAAACGTGATACCTGTCGTATCTTGCTACTACCTCAATGCTAACCGCGAGGTAGGCTTATTTATGTGGGCCAAAGATAGTAGACAGGTTATTTGTCACGAGGACAGCTGGCAGATACGCAAGCTCCGTACTTGTACTAAATGCCACACCGTCGTCCCTATTGCTGATACTTGTCCTGTATGCGGTAGCAAGCACATGCGTTTTGAGGATGCTCGTACAGAGATACTTGACCGTGACTTGATGGAAGTATACAACCCGTACGAGGCAGGCGAGAGCGACGACAAGGCTGATGACCGTATGGAAAGCAGGGTGTTCCTTAGCAAAGGCACTGAGATACCTCAGTATATTGTAAGACAGCTACCGTTCGTACCTCGACCGGCTGTAAGCTCTATTAACAGTATATACGGCATTAGCGAGGTGTTTACTTTGCTTGACATGCAGGACGCAGTCAACAAGATACTCACTAAGGCTACTGACAAGACACTTAAAGCTGGCGCCGTGCTAACTAAACCTGAGAAGCTTAAACTTAACGACAAGGATGAGACACTTAAGGTCCTCGGTGTTCGTACACAGGAAGAGGCAGCGATGGTCCAGTGCAAACAGGTGGTAAGCGACACTACACAGGATATGACAATGGTTTCATTGCTATATGACAGTGCTCGTTCATCATCCGGCGTAACTGACAGTTTCCAGGGCAAGAAGGATACAACGGCTACATCAGGCAAGGCTAAGGAGTACGCGACAGTACAAACGGCTGGCCGTATCGAGTCATTGCGAGTGATGAAGGCAGCTACCTTTGCAGGACTGTACGAGCTGTTACTTAAGTACTTACTTGCATTCAGCGATGAGCCAGTCAGCTTTGTTCGTACATTGCCTGACGGCACACAGGAAGAACTTGAGTGGAATAAGTACATGTTCCTTGACAAAGACAAGAACGGTCAGATATACTACAAGGATGACTTCGAGTTCAGCACTGACCCGGCTGCTACATTGACTCAAAACCGCGTACAGATGTGGCAAGAGACGCAAGATAAGTTCATTAACGGCGCGCTTGGCAATCCGGCTGACTCAAGAACACTTGAGCTTTATTGGAACATTATGGATAGCTTTCAGTACCCGCTGGCTAAGGTGGTACTTGCCGGTATCCGTGAAAACAGTCAACATTTGCCTCAAGAGCTTGAGCAAGCACTGCTTAATAACCCTGAGGCTATGCAAGCGGCTATGGCAGTCATTGAACAAGGCACTGAGCAACGTGGAGGCGCAAGAGCTAACAGTGGTCCTGCTGGCAATGGTGCTACACATGCAGCTAACGTCGAGAGAACCAACGACAGGAACAGGTCCGAGAACAAACAGCCTGTGGTTCCGTCACAGCAAGGAGGTGGCTTATGATAACACGAGCCGGAGACATATATTGTGAACAAGGCGAAAGCTTCACCGTAGGATTCAGGATAGTTAACCAAGACGGTTCACCGTTCGTACTCAGTGATGCGATGGACGTTAAGAATGGCAAAGACTACGTGAAGAGAAGCTACTTATTGTTCACGGTCGCCTCGTCAGCTAACGTTACAAGCGAGAACCGCTACTTGGCTAACTTCTGGAATCCGACAGATAAGTACAAGAAGTTTTATAGTACGCAAGCTGTTAAGATAGCAGACAATAATGGTGAGTGGAAAGATGCAGCAACTGTTTGGAGTGATGTTGCAAAGTTGATACCTGCAGACGCTGCACAAGCCGGTGTCACTCCTGCTAACTATGCTATATATTACATTGTAAAAAGCGATGGTACGAAAGATTATCAGCAGCTTAAGAGCATAGACACAAATGAAGGCACTAAATATTCGCTTGAGCCGTACTCATTCCACTTTTTCCAACAGTTTACTAAGGAACAAAGTAATGAATGGTCTCAAAGCGGTTACGACTATGCGTTAAAAGTTGTTGCTGGTTCAGTTAACCCTGAAGGAAGCGCAAGACCTATAAATATTGACTTTAGTTATCCGTTAATAGGCGCTCACAAATTGTATGTTGATAGTAACGTACAAGGAAGTATTGAAGATGTGGAGGTAGTAAATGAGTGAACTTAATTATATAAACGAGACAGTTGTACCTCGCATGCCTAAGAGCGTAAGCGATGAACAGCTGTTCGTATTTGTACCTGTTGGCAACGACATTATTGCAGGTATATTCAAGATAAATACAAATGATTTTGATAAGAGTAAGTTGCCGATATTAAAGATTGTTGAGTCTGAATCTCTTGACTCAAGTGATGAGAATTATAATGCTAACGGATATGTTCGTGCTGGTATTATTAAGGCTTATGTAGATGCTGCGGATAAGGTTTTACAAGATAATATAGACCTTAAGCAAGATAAAAATTTGTCTAAAACTATTGCTGAGGCAACTACTGTCGAAGGTGCTTTAACTAATCTTGATTCTAGTACTAAAGACTTGAAAACCAGAATGACCAAGGCAGAAGGTGATATAAATACTTTAAAAACTGTCGTAGGTGATACTAATTCTGGTTTAGTAAAGAAGGTCAATGATAATGCTAAAGCCATAAGTGATAATAAGAATGCTACTGATAGTGCTATAGGAACCTTGCAAAGCCAACTTAACACTACTAATGAAAATCTTAATACGACAAACGGTAACGTAACAGCCTTAAGTAATAATAAGCAGGACAAAGCAATTAATATTCCTGGCATTACGGCAAAAACTGTAGAAGGTGCTTTAACTGAGCTAGACGGTGAATCATCTGCTCATACAGAATCCATTAATAACTTGAAAGCAGCCGATGAAGGACTTGCAAATAGAGTAAACAATCTTGAACAGTCTGCGTATGGTGGTGAAACTCCTATCGGCACATATCCATCAGGTTCTACATTGCCTACACAAGAACAGTTAACTGCTTTTGTACAGCAAGAAGTAAGTAGAGCACCTAAGCTTGGTGACGTTGTATTGTTTACACAAACTATATACAATGATACTGATAAGAGCTACAAGTTTATGTATACTGCAACAGGTTGGAGTAACTACGTTATACCTACTGTTGAGAGTGCAAGTAATCTTAATAAAGGCATCTTGCAAGGTACAGTGTATGATACTACTGGAGACATTCAAGTATCTATTGTAGATGGTAAGGTTACAGACATTCTTGTAAAAGACGATACGACTTACAAGAGTATTAAAACTTTGTTAGACGGTCTTGTTACAAAAATAAATACTGCTCAAAATACTGCTGATAACGTTATTAAGAAATACAACAACGTTGAGTTTACACTTGTATCGTCGACAGATACTACGATGGATAAATTTCCTTGTAAATATACTGCAAATATCGAAGGTGTTACAATTAATAATGTCGCTGATGTATACTTTTCGGCATTGCAAATACCGCTTGAAATATTCTCAAGCTATGTGCAAGTAGAGGATGGTAAAGTAAGTATCTTTGCAACAGTATCGACAAACTATCCGACATCGGTCACGGTGCCGACAGTAAGAATTTCTTAAGGAGGTAAATAAATGAGTGGTGTTGGTTCAACTAATGCTATGAAGAAGGGGTCAGCAAACAACCCCCTCCTTGCCTATAACGAAGCAGACATGCAAGGTTTCTTAAACTCTGCATATACTGGCTGCATAGTTAAGTATGCTGGTCCAGCAATACATAGGACATTCAGTGAACAAAACCTGACTATTCCTGAGGCTGCACAAAATCTTGTATTCACTCGTGATGTACGTGGTCCATGGGCGTCCTTCGATAGCGGTAATATGAAAATTCAAATAACTGAAAAGACTAACGAAGGAACTAATACTTGGTACTTAGCAGCAGGTCAATATGTTAACGGCGAATGGAAATTCGACCGCTACTATGCTTTTAATGGTACTATAGTATTAACTGATAGCCTTAGTGCTCATCCTACATCAATACGTAAGCTTTGGACTATTGAGGATAAATGGAATAACGACTACATCAACGACCAAGGTAATCTTACTTTTTGGGCGTATGATAAAGATGTTACATTCACAATAGCTCCTATTGACACAGATATGCCTGTTTTTTATGATAAGACTACAGCTATCACTATTGTACCTTATAAAGTAAATGAGTTGTATAAAGTTGTATACTCTGGTGGTGAATACTATTACGAAAAGTTTTATCACATAAGTGATACGCCTACTACTGCAAACTGCGATTATATTGCACCTGGTAAGACTGCATTTGACTTTACTGGAAATTTGCAAACCGGTAATGGTTCAAAGATTAATCCTTATCTTGCATATACAGTCGCAGAGCTCCAATCATTTCCTGTAGGCAGTTTTGTTAAGTGGCTTGGTCCTGACAGGACTGTGCTTGATGAAACTACTGGCCAAATGCTTATACAGGACGAAGTGTATAGAGCTGTTGAGGATGGAGACGTATTCCAGTATGTGATATTGCCTACATTGAGTAATCCAGGTACAGCGGCGGACTTGGCACAAGGTAAGCAGTTGATTGATGGAGAAGGTAAAGTTGTGGAAGGTGCTGCTCCTACACAAGGCGATGTTCTTGCATTGGTTGTGGAAGGTGCTGCTCCTACACAAGGCGATGTTCTTGCATTGTATGCTAATAAACAGCTTACTGAGTTCATAACTGACGCAGATATTAGTAGTATTGGCATTTCTTATGCCGCAAGTTATGTTAATACGTCAAGTTTTACATTAGCTTATCAAAGTTTACTCAGTAAAGTTGTTTTAACTAACGTAAAAACATTGTATCCAGATGCATTTACTGGCTGTAGTAATTTAACTCATATAGAATTACCGTCAGATGTAAATCTTAATGGAGTACATTATTTCAATGGCTATCAAACTAACGGTCATATATTTCCAAGTACATTATGGTATTCTAGTACAGATGGCACGTATATAAAAATAGCTAACTGGAGTAAATACGATGTACTTCTTAGTGCTAGGACGAATAAAAGTGATTATTCATCTGCAAAATATATATTGGCAGGAGCGTTGGCTTCAAGTTATACAAGACAAAGTACGCTATACTTGTCAGGGGCAACAAGTGTTAATTCATATGTCGGAGGAAGTTATGGAAATAATAATGTAAAAACAATATATATGCCAAACTGTTCTAAAGTTATTCGTAATACTTTTTACTATTTTAGTTATCTTGATACAATATATCTTGATAACGCAATATCGATAGGAAATGCATTTCCTTATTGTTCAAGATTGAAAAAAGTATATTGTCCAAATGTAGAAAGTTTGGACTATGCATTTATGAGTAGCCCTAACTTAACAGAACCATATGATTTCCCTAATGTAAAATATTGTGTTTATCCATATGCTTCTTCAGTATCTGCAATATCTAGCGTTAATTTACCAGAGGCGTCTGTAGTAAAATTAAGTGGCTCAGGTATACAAAGTGTATACATGCCAAAAGTTGAGGTTCTTGCATTAACTTATATGCCGTTGTCTAGTATAAGTGTTCCGTATTGTAGAGAGTTATATCTATACGGTATGTCAAATCTTGAAAGTATATATGCTCCTAACTTATTGTATTGTTCAGCAATAGTAAGTTGCTATAAACTTACAGAAATAAATTTTGAGTCTGTTATAGCTGCTAGCTCATCGTATAGTTATCATCCGTATTCATTTAGTATAACAAATTGTTCACAATTAAAAACTATAAGCTTACCTAATTTTAGTATAGGAGCACTAATTATAATGAGTTGCAGTAATCTAGAAAAAGTATATGCACCATTATTAAACAGTAATATTAGTATATCTAGATGCACTTTAGCACAATTTTCTATATATAATGCTCGCAGGATAAGTCTATATAGTGTTACTGCTAAGTCAGATTTTTCGATATATGTCAACGAATCAACATGGAATAATTTATATTTAGGTATAAGTGCCCTAAATTCAGAGCACGTGGATTTGTATATAAATAATTACTCTAGTTCAGTATATTTAGGAGTATATTCTATTTCATCAAATGCTATAAGGAATATAAATATTTCATTACATGATAACTACCTTAGGGGAACTTTATATGCTGGTGAGCATATAAATATTTATAATACTGATGTAAATTATCATGGTGCGCAGCTATATTTGTCAAATAACTCGACTGTACTAGATGTAAAACTTAGCAATTGTACGGCGACAGACTACTTCTGCTATAATTGTTCTAATTTAGAAGATGTATATACTAATAACGTAAGTGCTTTCTATGGATATAATTATAATAATTGTAGTAAATTGAGTGCATTAATATTAGACGGTAGTAGCGTTACTCTACCAGTAGGAGTAAGTGTATTTAGTAACAGCCCTATCACTAATTCGACATATTTAGGTTATTACGGTTCTATATATGTTCGTAATTCAATGGTTGATAGGTATAAAGCTGAGACTATTTGGAAAAGTTATTCATCTCGTATAACATCTATAACTGACTTGCCTCAAGAACTTAAAGACAAGTATGGTCTAAACGGAGTAGAATAAAATTTCTCACCAACTAGGGTCGCTCCCGAAAGTGCATAGCCTGTGCATTGTTGGTGAGTAAACCAGGCGAATAAATCTATAAAGGCGGTAGAAAAATGAAAAAGTTGCAAATCTTAGTCCCTCAATACAAAGAGGATGAAACAGTTATCAAACCATTGCTTGATAGTATAGCACTTCAGCAAAACGTAGACTTAAATGATATAGGTGTCATTATTTGTAATGATGGCACAGATGTAATTCTTGCAGATGACTTCTTAAAGTCATATCCTTACGAGATAATTTATAAGCATTGTGAACATCAAGGTGTATCTGCTACACGTAATGAATGCTTCAATATTGCTACTGCAGAATATGTAATGTTCTGTGATGCGGACGATATGTTCTTCAACAATATTGCGATGTGGTTCATATTCCAAGAAATTGAAAAGTCGCATTTCGATAGTCTTACATCAGTGTTTATGGAAGAAAGTAGACATCCAAAAACAAAAGATGTTATGTATATTGAGCGTGGCAGAGTTGAGCAAGGCGGAGTAGATGGAACATTTGTACATGGTAAAGTTCATAGACGTAAATACTTGCTTGAAAAAGATATTCGTTGGAATAAAGACTTGACTATACACGAGGATAGCTACTTCAATATACTTTGTCAGTCACTTAGCAACAACGTAGTGTATTGTCCTTTTCCGTTCTATTTGTGGAAATGGAGAGATGAAAGCGTTTGCAGACACGACCCGAAGTATATTTTGAAAACTTACAACAATATGCTTGATAGTAATACTGCATTAGTCAAAGAGTTTTTGAGACGCAACCTTGTAGAAAAGGCTATTCAATTTGTAGTTTCAATGACATATGATGCTTATATGACTATGAACAAGAAGGAATGGATAGACCAAGAAAATCAAGAATATCGTATGAATACTGAATTAAGATTCAAAAAATACTACGAAGAATTTAAGTATTTATATGATAGAGCGCCTGAAGAATTTAGAAACCAAATTTATGCAGGTATGAAGAATCGATTTATGCAAGAAGGTATGTTCATTGAAGAAATTACATTCAAACAATGGATGCAACACATTAACGAATTAAAGGAGGTAACTCAATGAAGTATATTCAAGTAGGCGAAATAGGTAAGGCCGTTCTTGTACCAACCAAGAGCGACCTGCCTACAGCAGGCATAGCATACCTAAACAAGTTTTACGTGGCTACAGATAAGAATATTGTATACACTTGTAAACCAGAAGGTAGTGGCTATGCATGGAAGGTAGCTACAATATTGCCAGCGTTGACTAATGGCATTGCAGTACCTGGACAATTGCAAGAAGGCATAGAAGCTATTGACGCTAACGGCAATAAAGTAACTGGTACGATGAAACTTGTAGAGAAGACTGCTAATGCCAATGGTACTTATGTACCAAGCGAAGACAATGCACAAGGCTACAGCAAGTTCATTGTAGATGTTGCAGGCGAGACAGCGGAGAATCCATACGTTGCAACCACAGAGGCAGAGATGAAGGCTTATCTTGCCGATGAATACGTGGGGTCATTTGTAAAATATAAAACTTCATTATATTTTGACCAAGCAAACAGCACTCCGTTGCACTGTAGATCAATAGAAACTACAGGCGCAATTGATACAGGTTTAGGTCCAGAATATGTAAATATGAAAATAGACGAATGGTTACCTGAACCTGGAATGGTAAAAATTGCCAGCATTGAAACATTTAATCACGACAATACATTCATGGACGTTTCTCAGCCGTATTCTATTCGAGAAACATTTGACCTTTATGCTTGGAAGTATAAAAACACTGATGGTTCATATACAAGAGTGCTATTTTATGCTTTTGCACAGACTTGGGCTTTTTCGTATAATCCAGATTCTTCTGCTTATTGGGGTAATAATGCGGCTGATGGTATTGCATTTTATCAAGATAATGTGACTAGCGAAGCAGTTACTGCATTGGGCCAATTGTCGATATCGGTTACTGTAGGTGATTATACCGGCACTACAGATGTTGGTTTAGCACCAGCCGAATACAAAGACTATGTAAAACTAGGATTTTTTAGTTATGCTGTGCCTGATCATAATAATTATACTGACTATTATGGTAAATACGCTTCTGGGGATAGGGATGAGGCTGGTATAATGGGCGTGTCACAACTTTCTTGGGCAACAAATAACTCTGTTTACTGGAACTCTATAACGTATCCTCGTTGCACTTATTTGTATAAAGATGCTTCTGTATTGCTCTGGTGTATTCAACGTGATATTGCTCCAAACAAACCGGAAAGTGAGAAAACTTATCGTGATGGTTTTGTTTATATTGTAAACTCTAAAAAGGCTACGAGAAATAAATGGCAAGCAGAATCACCACTTGTAGAAGGTGACCAGTTAGCAGGGGCTACGTATTATTTTAACCAACAAATAACTCACAAAGAATATGCTGATTTATGTAAACAACTAATTCCAAGTTCTGAAAGAACAGATGACAGTGATGCTTATTTTTTCTACAATGTCGATAACCCTCAACCTAAAAATTCGTTGAGTCCATCAAACATTTCAAACATTGTAGTTGGGTTACCATTAGTGGATATGGACGAAAGACATAATATTTTAGGGTCTTATTTGTTCTACCCTTCAAATGTACCGCATAATCCAGTAAATCCGATTAACGTTGGAGACACAATTACTTCTTTAAATTTTGCGACAGACATAACTCCTGATTTTACAAAATTTGATTGGAGTCAGGCTGAGATTATAGATGGTACTGGTAAATTACTTACCCTTATAGAGGGAACCACTCCTCAATACTCTAATAATGATAGATTACAAGTTCAGATGATTCCTGCAGGCACAGTTCTGGAAGGACATACATTCGCAAACGATAATTATGCCATAACTGCAGGCACTGGTGGTGAAGTTGTGTATTTAACTGAGGAGTATGCTCAGTTGCTCGGATATACATTAGGGTGGGCAAAAACTTCCCTTTCAAGGGAGAGCACAACAGTTACATCAGTTTCTCAACAAGATATTTGGGGTAAGTATATTTCTAAAGATGGTAATTGGGATGACGGAGGCGTTGATTGGACTTCAGTGTCCCTCTTCGGCGATACACCCACAGACACGTCCACTATTACATCGGCAAGCGTCGTTGTGCCCACTTCTTATACATATGCAGATGATGTTGTAACCGTTCCTGCTACCCTTGGAAAAGTTAATAAACCTTTAATTACTAATGGTATTATAGGTAAAACACCTAACTTTACCAAAACAACTGAGGAATATTCAATCTATTATCTCACACAAGAAGTAGTACCAGGTAATGTGTTTGTCGAGAGTGATACTGCTAAAATGAACGCTTTATTAGGCGATGAAACAACAAATAATGAAATAGCAGAAAACAGAGTATATTTGTTCACTGGACAAGATGAAACGTATGTCCAGGGCACTTTCTATCAGCTATCAAATGGTTCTTTACACATACTTCCACCTTTGGACGTAAAGGACACTGCTCTCATACCTGTATATTTTGAAACACAGGAAGGATGGTATCATTCGCCAAAGGGAACTACTGTTAAACAACTTATACAATTAATATCGAGAGGGATGTATGCGGTGTGTCCTGAAGCTCCATCTGTGGCAAAGGGAAAATTCTTTGATGCTTGGTACACACAACCTACTGGTGGCACTGAGTGGAATTTTAGCACTGCTATTATTAAGCCTACGATTTTATATGCTCAATATATTTCGTAAAACAGCCGAAGAAAAGGCTCAAGCAAATTAAAGGAGGAAATATGAATTTTCAATTTCGTAGTAAACCTGAACAATTAAGTGGTGATAAGCTACTCGCTACAAATGAGTATGGTGACATTATCATATTCAAAGGTAAATTGCATATACCTATAAATACTAGTTCTAATATTGTATATTCTTTCATAAATAAAAAATGGAACAAGATAACAAACGGAGCAGTATTTGATAGTAGCTTTATACCACTTCTTTCTTGTGAAAACCTTATTGTAAAAGATACTGACTTCTTTAAGTATCTTGTTTGCAATGACGAGTTTATACTTAATTATTACAGACATATGCGAGAAAAGATGTGCTATCCGATTATAAACAGAGGCAAACTTTGGTATGACCATCTTACTCTTGCACAACACACTGAACTCAATGACTGGTACGAAGCTTGGCTTGATGTCACTGAGACGCACATAATCCCTGATACACCCACTTGGGTTAATGATAAACTTAATAAAATTGAACCGGAGGAACTCTTATGACTTGGTTAGAAAACATTGGCAAATGGTTTGTAGAAAACAAAGAAACAATACTTGCAGTATTGACAGCGATTCAGTCTTCAGGACTTATAGGTTTTATTATTTGGGCAGTCAAGTCGACAAAGCAAGTTAAACTTAATACCAAGACTACCGAAACACTTAACAAATCAATAACTTGTGTCGATGGTTTGAATGGCGAAGTCGCTGAAATGAAAGATGTAAACAAGGTGCTTATTGAGAAATGCGAATACCTTGAAAATCAAATGAATGATTTGGAAAACTCAATGGACATCTTGATTACAAAAATTGACGCAATTATTGAAGTACAATCTGTTGTTTATACAACTATCAAAGATGACAAGACCAGAGCAACTGTCAACAACTTGTTAACAAATGCTAAATATGCAGTGACTGAACAACGCAAGAAACTCATTGAAGAGCTTGAAGAATTAAGACAACAAATCAAAGCCCAAGCTGATGCACAAAAGCAACTTGTAGAACACGCAGTAAATAAAGCACAGTCAATTGTAAAAGTTGAAGATGCACCTGTTGAAAAACAAGTAGTGACGAGGTATTAATATGAAACAAGTAGGCAAGTATAATACATTCAAAGGAATATCAACATTGTTAACAATGGGTACACCTATTATTACACTTGCTTGCTGCGGCGATTTCTTTGTAAAGCGACCGGCGACGGCAATATCTGCGGCAGGAGTATTTGCAATACTTATTGCATTACTCTTTGCCAAAGATAAGCTGGCAGAGAAAATTAAAACACCTTCCGCTTTTATTATATCTGCGGCAGTTCTTGTAATTATTGTAGTGGTTGAAAATATTTTACTTCCTATGAAGTATGTTTGTATAGCTACAATGATTGCATCAGGGGTTGATGAACTTACTTTTAAGAGAATGTATAAAGCCTTAGAATGTAAGATGCCGCAATGCTGGCAAGCATATGAACACTTCGGATTCATCTTTGCAAAGACACAAGATATATTCGACGAGGTTCAAAAAGAGGTAAACAATAATGAAGAAAGACCTGAATCCTAATGTCATAGAGGATGTAAAAACTGAAACAAAAAGACGTATAAAGGCTAATATGTATGACATCCTGGCCGCTGCAATAGTAGTTATAATGTTTGTTGTAGCCCTTGGTGTTATGAGTCCTAAGGAACTTACCTGGGACAGCCTTAAGGACGTTATTGTTAGTTGGGTGCCTTTCTTCTTAACTGCTTCATTCCTTAACTATAACTATTATAGTAAAGGTAAATCAAGGGGCAAAGAAGATGATTCTTTCAAAACTACGATAGCAGCCTACTCTAAACAAGTAGGCTCTATCACAGGCGCTCAAATGAGTAAGCTTCCTGAATTTTGTAAATACTACAATCAGCAAGCACTTGAAGAATTGCAGACCTCAATCTTAATACTTGCATCCATACCATTTGAACGATTCGATAAAGTTACAAAAGATAAGGACGGCAATGAGCTTAAACCTTTGAAAATTCTTGGCATAAAAGACTACAAGAAACTTGGTTATAGCAGGGAAGAGATTAAGATAATCATACGAGCAAAACATACATCAGTACAAGGCATAAGACACAACCAGTTGCTTGGTAACACATCGGCTCGTGATAAAACTAATATCGGTCACGGTGAAGGTGATATGACTAAGGCTCGTACAATTGTATCTACCATAGGCCAAGCAGTATCAATGTTCATACTTTGTATGATTGGTATGAAAGATATAATGGAGTGGGGCTGGGTAACTGCACTCTTTGTATTATTCCGTATGGTATGGATATTGTGTAAATCATATTTGCAATATCTTAAAGGTTACAACGACATAACAATACGACTAGCAAACCACATTGCAAGAAAGACTGATATACTTAAAGAGTTTGAGTATTGGTATTCAGTGCAATCAGCATTGTTAGTTGCACCAACTAAAAAGCCTGAAGTAGTTGAACAAACTATCAATAGCTTGCTTACAGAAAATATTACCTAATGGTAATATTTTTCTTTTTATTAGATAGAATAATAATGATATTAAGGCTGCAAAACGGGTAACGTCCGAACCTCGCACAAAAACGTTATGGAGGCATTCAAATATGCTATTTGGCGACAATGACTTAACTCCCGAAGAAATTGATGCACTGTTCGGAAGTGAAGAGCAGCAGGAAACGCCGCCTGCAAATGATGAAACAGCGCATTCGGAAGAATCTACCGGTAACCAAGACAAAGGTGACGAAAAGATTGACCAAACAAAGGCTTTTGCAAAACGTTTGAGAGAAAGCACCGACAAGGCTCGTAACGAAGAACGTGAAGCGATTGCTAAGCAAATGGGTTTTGAATCTTACGAGGCTATGATGAAAACTCGCGAGGACAAAATCTATGAAAACCACGGTGTTGACCGTGAACAAATCGGTACTCTTGTGGACGAAATTTACGAGGAAAGGCGTAAAAACGACCCTGCATTTCAAGAGCTTGATGAACTCCGGAAAATGAAGCAACTTGAATTCGGAAAGAAGGAATTAGCTGAAATTACGAAGTTAACTAGTGGTGAGATAACTTCATTCAGTCAATTGCCGAAAGATGTGTTGGAGTTGTGGGCTAAGGAAGGTTCCCTTAAATCAGCATTTTTGCAGCTGAAAGGCGAAGAACTTATAATTAAGGCTCGCTCGGAACAGAGTAAAGGCTCAACTCAGCATCTTATCAATCCCAGCGGTGGACCTACTCCTAAGTCAAATACTCGACCCTTGACAGACGATGAAAAGTCAGTATACAGATACTTCAATCCTGGTATTACTGACGAAGAATTAAATAAAAAGACTAAACCAATTTCCTAAGGAGGAACTACCACTATGGCAACAAATTATTATGGCAAACAAGCTGGTTCCTTTAAGACGACTTATTTGCAACACGAAGTTGTTGAAGATGTGAAAGTTACTGCTGGTAAAAACCAAGTGCTTCACGTCGGCGACATTGTTAAGATTACGAACGGCGTTTTAGGTCTGGTACTTTCTGCGAGTGCAGCTTCAGCAGGCGCGGTATCTTTCCCCTCACTTACGACTGATATGTACATTGTAGCACAAAGCGACCAAACGATGGAATACGGTCATGTACCTGTTGAAATGAGAGACTACAGATACGACAACAAAGTTGCAGACAAAGCAACTGCTAAGAAAGTCGCTCTGTTCCGCATTATCAACCCGCAAGACGTCATTGTTACAAAAACGACCTTCTCGGCCAACGAATAATAGGAGGACTAAATTATTATGGGAATGATTATTAACATTGATAAGGCCTTAGAACTCCGTACTGATTACAACGTGTTGAGAGAACCTCTTAACGACATGTTAAAGGCTCAGCAAGAAGCTTGGGAAAAGAAGAATCCTATTGACCTTCTTTTTGTAAGAAACTCTATTGATAGATTCCAACAGACGTTTACTTCGAGCATCGGCTTTGATAGAGCGTTTAAGGAAACGAGTGATTACAATATCGGTCCTATCTTTAATACCGCTGAAGGTTTCTCGGCAACGTACCGTACCAGAACGTTCCAAGGTGGATTTATCATCACTCAGCAAACTCTTGAGGATAGAGAACTCGGTAGAGTCAAAGATGACGCTTCTCGTTTCGTGAAACGTTGGCAAGCAGATACTGTTGACTATGCTATGGCAGCTATTCAAGCAGGTTTCGGTAAAGAAGTCAAATTTGGTGAAGGCGACAATGTTTCCAGACTCTTGCTTACAACGGCAGATAGCAAGTCCGGTGACATCTATGACCCTGACAAAGCACCTTTGTTCTACAATGCTCACAAGACGGTTAAACGTTCGGCTGATGCAACTCCGATTTCGCAGTCTAACATTTTCTATGCTGGCATTGATACCACGAAAGAGGACGGCACGATTGTTGCAAAACTCGCAGACGTTATCAACCAAGTTATCACGATTATGGAAAACTATCGCGATGACAACGGCAAACGTGCAAGCGTTGACGGTGCAAAGATGATTGTTTGCGGCAATGACCCGCATCTCAAAGCGTACCTCAATGCAGCAGTTTCTATGGATGCATTTGGTGGCAAACCCAACGATGCATATCAAAGAGCAACTGTTGAATCTACTCCGTACTTGCTTGATATTGATGCTTGTGTCAATGGTAAGGGCTTCTTCATTGTCGACAAGTCTTACAATGCGGCAAACCACGGTCCTGAATTCACTGAGCGTGTTGCATTCACTTTGAACGTCAAAGAATGTGACGAACCGATGGGTATTAAATACTCTGGCCGCCAAAGATTTGACATCAACGTGGCAACTTGGAGAGGCATTGCTTACGTTTACGTTGGCACTCCTGCTGGTGCAGGCGTTGATGGTTGGGATGCACTTGATAACTTCACGAAGATTACGCCTTCTGTTGAAATGGGTGTCAAACCTGTATCTGTGGTTAACACAGTTAAAACTCAAGCTTAATTAATAATTAAGTGATTTTATAGGAGCCCTGTCGAAAGATGGGGCTCTTATCATATAATCATTATTTGATTAATTTTAATATATAATAGATGATGATTGATGATTATCGAATATGATTAATCGAGATTCATATATTATATATTAAAATTAATGATATAAGGAGGTACAATATGTACACTTGGGCTTATCTTAAAGCCGCTGCATTTGCTAAACTTGACTTAACCGAGGACGAAGCAACTGCTCAAAACTTAACAGGTAGATTTTATATTTATGCAAACGAGGTTATAACTCAAGTGTGTTCCTCTATAAAGCCTAAATATACATTTGCTGAATTTGTAATAACACCTGACAAAGTAGGAGTGTTGCAAACTATGCCTGATGATTTTGTAGCATTTGGCGATGATGTTAATACACGTACTTATGTTGACAAAAACATCTACAACACAGAAACAGATACTTTTGGTGTAACTTTGCAATGCGAGGCGACAGACTACGACTTTACTTACAAGGGATATAATCAACTTGTATTTTACAAAGAAGGCACGTACAGCATTTCATACAACGCAAGATGGTATACCTTTGCATCCAACTTGCGAGATGAAACTCAAATTCCTGTACCTAATGACATTCTTGACTGCATACCTTCGTACATTGCACATCAATGCTACAAGATTGATGATGAAGTTAAGGCGTCGATATTTAGAAATGAGTACGAGATGTTCCTTGCAAGAATTGACAACACTCACTACAAAGAAAATAAGACTATTGTTATAGGAGGCGGATGGTGAGAACTATAAACAGACAACCTTATACGGTTAAACAATTGGATTATGGCGATGTCAAATATAAGTTTTTTAATCATAGTAACTGGAAAGGCGTCTGTGATGACAAGAACTACCTCGGTGTAGACCAGGAGACTTTTGCTGATAGTAAGAACGTATACGTCGATAGTGAAGGTATACTTAAAAGCAGACCGTCGGTTAAACAGTATGTAATGACACAAAGTGGTTTACAGTACATTTACGACCTATGGACGTTTGGACAATGGACTGTGTATCAAGTTAAGGACCATTTTGAGGGCTATTCAGATGGAAAATTGCAAGAGTTGTCCGCAATAGTTTTTCGTAATAATGATTATATAAGCGCTGAAATTTGGGTACCTTGGCCTTATAAATTATTGTATGCCGATGAAAAGATATTTGTTTTTTCAAAAGATGCGCTATCTTATTATGATACTATTAATAAATTTTGGTACAATTATACAGATGAAACTGCAAAGAATAAAATTTATACTCCTGTAACTTCAGTTGTTGTAAAAGGCGTAGCTACGGATAATGAAAGTCCAAATGTTTTAACTTCGTCTTATATTACTAGATATTTGTATGAACATGGCGAAAGCATGCTAAATATTAAAGGCCAAACTGGCACAGTAAAAATCGGAGATATTACTTATACTATTACATTCACTGACACTACTCAGCTCATATTAGTCAAGGATATTAGAGTACTTACTGAAAAAAATTATATTAATGGCGAGCCGTTAGTATTTACTAATTCCGAAGCCGGTTATGTTCTAATTGGTGAATGGAATAACACAGGATATAGTTTATATTACAGCAATGATAATATAATATATAATACTGTACCAGATTTAGCCGATCAGCTTCCTCTTGAATATACTTTATTGCCAGCAATCAGTCAAAGTAAAGACCACGTATATGTGGTATTATATAAAAACGACGGACCTTACGCATATACTATTTATTATACAACAAATATTGGTATAGTACCTTTTAATACTTGGACAAATCTAACTACTTATTTTAGTTTTGATAGCTCTAAGGTAGACTCGCTACAATATATAAATTCTCCTGGCGTGGCGTTCTTTGGTACAAAAGTAATAGGCAGTCCTGGATATTTTTTAGATGAAAAAACTTATAGCTTTGTTATGATGGGCCGAAAAAGGATCGAAGGTTCGCTGATAGGTTCAAGGGTTATAGAATGTTTTTGTATCTCGGCTAATAGTAGTAAAAACATAACTTATAATAAAGACAGTTTTGGTGGTTATAGCAATAGCATTTATAAAAATCCTTATTCTATATTTAATGTTTTTATAAATACTAAATATGCAGTATTATTTGCTAATTATAGTGAACCAGAATTTGCATTAAATACGCTTATTAGACTTCGAGATTTCGCAGAAATAAGCGGCTTGCCAAGTTTATTTAAGTATCAATTAAACAATGACTTAAGTAAATTAGGAGGTACTATATTAACACGTGGGCAACAAATTAAGTTTAGTAGTATTGAAGGCTTTATAGCTGTTGATATATTGTTGCCTAAAAATTATAATACTGACGCTTTTTCAGTTAATAGAGAATGCCACATCCATAGGATTGGATTTAATTATGATGAAACACTATATAATTCTAATACTGTAAATTATTCAAGTGTAGCATTTGATAAATTTATAAATATTGCAGATGATATGCTTGTGGAAGTAAATCATAATGATGATAATAAGTGGACAGACCAAGAAACAAGTCATACCTATTATATACCTATCTTGGAGAGTATAAATTATATTATAGCTTCTAATGCTAATAGTATTTTAACATATAAATACTTAATATATTTTGAAACTCCAATATCCCTATTGTTTACTGGTATTCCTGTAGGAATAGCAACTGGGTTTTATATAGTTAATAATAATACTTTATACACATCTAATTTTAATGATGCTATACAAGTAGATGTATTGACAGAAGGCGAATTAACGTTTGATGTATTCGACCACGAAACAGAGTTATCACAATTCTTTGTAAGTAAAGGCAAGAACTTGTATATAAATGCACAAGGAACTAACGTTGGTGTAAACGACTTCAAATGGTATTTCCCTGAACGAAACGTACAAGAGTTCGACTATGAGATAACTAACTTGCATCCTATATTTACAACTGAAATTGCAGTATTCTTGCAAGATAGTATTTACTATATTAAACCAGTAACGACAACTATCGACGGTATTGAAACTATTGCGTATAGTTACTATAAATCACGTATACCTCTTGGTTGTGAAGAAGGCAGCGACGTAATAACATCATACGACAATAAGTATACTATGTTTGCAACTAAACGTGGTTTTGTAGCAATGAGCTACCAAGATTTTATTGCCTCTGACGAGCAAGCGTTGACGTTCTTGTCCGATACAATATATGATATGTTCAATGAATGGAACCAAGGCGCAATCAAGTTGTTCCAGTATAATTTTTGGATAGTATTGTACAGAACTAATACTGGAAAAGCCTTTATCTTTGATATGCGCAGTAATAGTTGGTGGCCAATTGAATATAATAGTAACGTAAAGAAGTTTATTGAAATTGATAGAAAACCGTTGTTATTATCTGGTTTATACTTATATAAACTTGATACTTCAAACGATAACTACTTTGACGGAAACTCGTTAAAAGACGGTAGAATTGATTGGTTCTTGTCAAGTCAAAAACTTCACTTAGATGCAATAAACTATTATAAGCACATTGTAAATCTAACGTTCTTTGGTTACAATTATGGCGATAAAGACGTAAACGTTAGATTTAATCTACGAGTTATAAATTATCGTAAACAGACAGACACAAATGAAACTAAATCATTTTCGGCAGTCGACTATAAGATTCAACTTACTCGAACATTTGTAACTCGTATAAATTATTATAAAGTTAATCAAGTACAATATATACTTGAAAGTAGTAGAGATGAGGATGCTGAGGATAAAATATCAGTTCCTCTCAGTCTTACGGCGATAAGCCTTAAGTATCTTGTAACAGGGCAGGTGAGATAATGGCAGTAGGTTCAATAATGACTGAAAAACAAGCTAAACAAGCTATATTAAACGATTACCGGAATATTTCCGGTAGTCGTACTTTTGGTTCAATGTATGCTGCAAACGAACTTGCAGGTATGAGAGCTGAGCAACAAGTTGAGCAACAGTATGGCGAACAAATAGGTCAAGCGTACAAGTCTGCTATGGCTCAACGCTCAAACATTTTGTCAAGCAATCTTGGCGCAGGATATAAAGAATCAATGCTTGGCGATACTGACCAGTATTTAGCTAAGGCTTATGACCAGTATATGAGTAAGCTTTCAGAAAGTAAACAAGAAATTGCGAGTAATGTAGCTAAAGCTAATGAGGAAGTTACTTCTATAGTAGATACTATTGCTAAAAATAAGGCAGCATACGGTAACGCATTATTTGATTATTATGATGCATATCTTGCAGAGAAACAAAATACTCTTGACGAAGACTCATATAAGAAATTTATGCGTAGTGCTTTATGGGATAAGTATTATATTTACGACTTTGGTACTGATACACAAGCTAAGGCAGATTATGATGTTGCTAGAGCTGCAGTAGAACGCGGTGAAATGACTGAGGATGAACTGTTTGAGAAATTCTGGCAATATCGTAGAGCTAAAACTCGTGACGAGTTAACAACTGTAGCTTATGACGAAGTTGATGGTCGTAAAGAATATAGCAGTTTGTATGATGAAGAAGGTAATTTAACTTTAGCTGGTGCTGACTTCTTCGATCAACTTGAAAACTTTGCAGCAACACGCAAGAATGAAGGACAATCTTGGAGTGAATATTTACAATCTACTAACCCCGAACTATACGATTGGGCCTCGTCGTACAATCCATATAATGTTGGGCCTGACGATATGACATATGCTGGTTCATTCCGTACAATGACTGGCAGAACTTCTACAGATTATACTTATTCATTCTTAGAGCGCTTTGGCGGTCTTACCGAAAAGCAAACTAAATCTGCGTTTTCTAAAGTATATGAAGACTTTAATAAGAAAGCCTCTGATATTAATATTAATGATATTGATAGCGTGCTTGCTGAATTTGAGCAAATAAGCAAAGAAATAGGCTTAACTCAAGATGCTATTAACTGGACAGGTATTCGTCAACAAGTTTCTCAATATGTAGATGAGGCTAAGCAAGCTCATGAGGATGCAAAGGATTCCAAAGTAGAGAACGGGTTAGCAATTGGAGTAGGTATACTAGCTGTTATTGCTGGAGGAATTGTAACAGGCGCAAGCTTTGGTACGGCAACTGCGGCAGGCGTTGCTATTGCTGGTGCCGGCCTTGCAGGTATTACAGCTGGAATAGAAAACATGGATAGCATTACAAACGCTGAAGAACGTGAAAAAGCTTATAAAAAAGCTGCACAGAATGAATATTTGCGCGCTGTCACAGCAATGGTAAATAAATTGCAGTATGAAAGACGTCAAGCACAAATTAATCAAGGATTTTAATATATAATATTAGAATCTCGATGGATTAATCAATAATTATTATAAAATCATTCTATTATATATTAAAATTGATATATAATAAAGATATTCAAAATATCGACGAAGAGTCGTGAAGGAGTATAAACTATGAATATTAAAGTAACAAAACAGTCTCTTAACCCATATGAGTTATTAAAGCAACGTTATGCCAGCAATCCGATAGTTGCTAGATATGGCGATGATTGGAATACCTTCGCTGCGTCACAACGTTTGCCGCAATACTTAACAGTATTAGACGAATATGAGAAGAAAGGTAAAAAATTGTCCGATTTGCAGTCCACCTACAAGTCGGACTTTCTTACGTCTGACGAACGTTTACTTGCACTAGCAAATGATGTTATGGGTGATGCTGTAACTAAAGTAACTAGAAAGCGAAAAGTACCAGATATGGCACATAGCGATGAGCAAGGAACTTATCAACGTACTGACCCCGCCACAGGTAAACCATTGTATCGTACCGAAGAATATGAAACTACAGACTACGAGTATACCAAGAATTTATTATTAGATATTGCAAATGAACGCGAAAACAAATATCTTGAGACTGAAGCTTCAGATACAAAAAGTACATTAGAAAAGTTAAAGGAGTTTGGACATTCTACTGTTGTTGCTGCTGTTGGTGGCTTTATTCATGGCGCAGCTTCTGCTGTAGGAAATATCCAAAATTTATTTACAGGTATATATGAAGGATTTGAGGCAGCGGCTGGAACTGATATTTATACCGACAAGGGCGAAGTTTTTATGGATACCTTTAGGGCAAGAATGGCAACGCCTTTAGGTTATGTCACAGATATTGAAGACGGTTTTGCAGATTTGCTTATGGACCCTGAAACAGGTGAATATATTAGCAATGCTGCAAGATACATTTATTCTGGCTTTGATGCTCTTGGCAATATGGCACCTGCCTTTCTCTTAAGTGCTGCGGGTGTTGGTATATTTGGTGCTGGAAGTACACTAGCGTCTATGGTATCAAAGGCCTCTCACTTTATGTTTTATACATCTATGGCAGCCGGTAATATGAGCGAGCTATTCCAAAATCCTAATTTAGCTAGCCGTCCTACTGCAGAATTGATACTTAATGCATCACTTAGAGCGGCCGTAGAATCTGCCATTGAAACCGGACTTGATAAAGCTCTCGGCTCAACAATGGTTGATAGTATGATGTATGGCTACACTAAAGTGGCTATTCCTAACGGTGCTGGTAGTGTATATGCTCGTCTTGCTAAAGACGCCATCCAAGAAGGTGCAGAAGAAGTTTTGCAAGACTGGAGCAATTATCTTATTAACCAAGCTTTTGGTTTAATGGATGAAAATTACAAATACTTGTCTGAGTGGAATTTGCAAACTATGACAGACGCTTTTATGATGGGCGCCATTATGTCATTGGCAGGAAGTGGTTTTAGAATTATGACCACTAAGCGTTTTGATACTGGTATTGCAAAAACTAATAAACAAGGTGATGTTAAGTACGATAAGAAAGGCGAGATAAAAACTAAGAAGCTCGGTAAATTTGCATCATACAAATATTATTATAACATAGAGACTTTATCACAAGACTTGTCTCAAGTGATATATGATAAATCATTGACAGCGCAAGAGCGTACTCGTTTAATGAGTGGTGTTTATACAACTCTTAAAACTATAACTGATGTTTTTGGTAGTCTTGGCGAAGAACGTTATAATAGAGCTGCTCAATTGCTTAATGCTATTAGTGAAAATGCTGTTGCTATAAATGTAATTAATACAGATTCTTACGCCGAAATTAATAAAAATGCTGACGCTATAATTTCTAAATTTACAGAACTAAAAACTTTTGTAAGTTCTAAGGTAACAGGCACGGCTAAAACAAAAGTTGAAAAGGCTAATTCTTTTAGAGAACTTATTTTAGCTATAAAAACAAATGTAGCATTGCGCCAAGAAGTAGCGGATAAACTTGGTGTAACTGCGATGCAGATAGATGATGTTATTCACGGAAAAGAAATTGCCGCAGATGTTGCCTTGGCTGTAACTAAGGATTCTGGCAAGATTTTATCAGAGCGTGCAGCAAATGAACTTATTAAGCAAATAAATAATCTTAAAGTAGATTCTAAGGTAGAAGGCAATCCTACTTTCAAAAAACAATTAAAGGAAAGTAAAATAACTAAAATCAAAGATGTTTTTACTAAGAAATCTGCTGAGCAACAACTCAAAGAACTTACACAAAAACCAGTCGCTCAAAGAACAGATGAAGATAACTCTGTTATTGCTGAAATTAAAGCTGTAAGTGATATTCTTAATAACGGTAATTTTAAGCAAGTAGTTACTGCTGAAGATGGTGTAAATGTAGCACAAGATGAAGATTCTAAAACTTTAGTAGCGCCTCGTAATATTATACGAAATTGTTCAACTAACGAAGTGTTCCGTACTGTAGCAGAACAGAAACTTGTAGAAGTACTTATAGCTACTCCTCAGCTTAAAAATACGCTCAATCTTATTACAGACATATATTCTGAATTTAAGAATGATGCGACTGTAACTACGGAACAGGCATTGCGAGCATTATACTTTGATAATAGTTTTATTAATATGCTTTTATCGCGAGATAATATTAGCAAAATTGTCGATTTAATTAATAAATCTGACATTATAATGGATAATATTAACCGCAATAATGCTCAAGACGCAATTTATAAAATGACCTTTACGGTTGCACGTGATAATATCGCTAAAGCATTGTTAGTATATTATATTAGTAGTGGTGATTTAGGTTATAGAACTTTGTCTATATTTACTAAAAACCAAAAAGATTATATTTATACTAAACGTATGGAATTAGATTGGGTAACTCGTGCAGAAAACGAACAATTTATTCCTACTTCAAAAGATATAACTTTATTTACAAATGCACTTAATTTAGTTGTAAATAAAATTGATACTAATACTTATACAAGTTTACTTTCAAAGTTTAAGCTTGGCAATTTTGGAAATAACCGAAATTATTCAAAAACGGCTTTGTTAGAATTACAACGCTTGGTTGGTTATAAAAAATATGTAACTAACGAATATAATAACATCATATATGCAGATAATACTACTAGCTTAGGTAGAACATTTAATGCTTTTATGACTGCTATGGGTTTAGACACTATTGAACAAGTATCAATTTTGCCTAAAAACGAAAGCCTTAGAGAAACTATTGAAACTGATTTTGATGGCGACCCAGTAGCGTATTATCAGCATGAATTCTTAGATTTTTCTGGATATAAACTTCAATTTGAATATGATGTAAATGAACCAGATATATCTAAACGATTTTCAGTTGATTATGCACTTGGTGCAGCTCCTGAATACGTTGCAACAGATATAGTTGAAGATGTATTTTTGGAAAAAGAACTTCAAAATGAAGATACTTCTGTTAAACAGAAACTTACATCATATGCTCCTATAGAAGCACAAAGTTTTGACAGTCTTGGCAAAGCAGGCGAAATATTATTGTATAAATTAGGTATGACTGATATTCCACGCGAAGTCAGAGGAAGTCTTACTGTAAATGATGTTATACAAGATATAAGTTTATTGGATGAACCTACTAGAGAAAAAATATCTGAAATATATGGTGAATTCACATCTACTTCAGTAGAATACTATATTTCTGATTTACTCAATCATAACTTTAAGTCGGATAAATCGTTAAAGTATGAAGATGGTATATCGAATGAAACGATAGATTTGCCTGATTATTATATAGCTCATGCTACTGATGGCCGTGTAGTTTTAATGAAAGTATTATATGCTGATAAATTGTTAGTAAATAATGCTATTGCTAAATTACATACTCTTATAGATGAAACCCTGGCTAACCGCCAGCAAGCACTAGATTATATCAAGAGCAAAAATTATGGCCCAGATGAAACTATAAGAGATGAAGATAGACCGGTAATAGACAAATTACGAACAAGTACTCCTGTAAGTATAACTGAATTTATTAACGGCGATTTAATGACTACCGACTTAAAAAATATCAAAGTAGTAGGCAAAGTTCTGCGCAAAGGAGAGGGCGGTTATTTTGATATTGATACTGATACTATTGTTTTGAATGTATCTGCAAGATTAGATACTATTTTAGCGTCTTTATTACATGAATACACTCACGCCGTACAAGACCATAATGGTTTAAGTCAGGGCTTTAATCCAGATATACTTACAAAGTATATGGATAAAAATACTCAGGCAGAGCTTCTTAAAGAATTTAGAAATTATGCACCTGATATATTTTCGCGAGAGTTCATTAGTACGATGTATGCCAATGACTTTATTCCGTCATCTGAAATTGATATGATATCAACGTTCATTTATTTTAATTGCTTAGGCGAAGCAGAGGCTAGAGGATTTGCCTTTGATGATTTGATTCAGCAATACATGATGCCTGTAGTAGTTAAAATAGCTGGAGATAATATTGAATTAACAATGCCGTGGGGTACAAAATATATTATTAATACTCCTACACAACAAAGTAAAGTAATTTACAAGCAAGCAAAAAATAAAAAACCTAATGAGCCTGATGCAAAAGATGCAAAAGATGTAAAAGAACTTACTGGCAAAGAGTTTGGCCAAGCAATGAACCAGAAAGCTGGTAAAACAAAACGAGTTAAGAGTGAAGGTCGTTCATTTACATTTAAGGAAGAAGCTTCTCAAAGTAATATGAAATATTTGTGGGACGCAGCTCATAAAAAAGGAAAGCCGTATGTTCTTACAGATACTCGTATTAAGGATATGATTATTGCTACCACCGGTATTGAGGATGAGTTAGACCCTGAATTTATGAATAGAGTCAAAGACGGAAGAATGAGTACTGTCTCCGATATTCTTGAGTATATGAGGTCTTACGAGCAATTAACGCCTAAAGTAAAGAACACGGTTAACTTAATTAATAAGTACTGGTTCAAAAATAATTATATCAAAAATGCTACTGAGCTTGAAGCTATGGCAACAAAAGGCGCAGCTATGCTTTATGCTACTCGTTCTGCAATAAGACAAATAATTGCTAATTATCCTGAGTTAGCAGAAGAATTAGGGGTAGTTGAAGGCTTAGTTAAACCTATGTCGCCTAAAGATTTAATGACTGTTATAGCTAGACTTAGTAAGAAACCACAGTTTGAGGCCAGGTATCAGGAAGTGTTAGATGGCTATGAAAGGATTGGCGGACGGTCTATAACTGTAGATACTAATGCTATGCGTATTGCATTGCTTAACAACTTTGATGGTACAATACAATCAGCCGCAGCAGTTGCATCATGGGCTCGTTCATTGGCAATAAATCAAAAACTTAGGGATTCTTCAATATCGGTTGATGCAGAATCTGATAGTAAGGATGGCGGTTCACGAAGCCTTAGTGAAACTATTGCTGATGCTAATGCAGAAATGAGTCATGAGCTTGGCGAAGCATGGTATAATGAAATTGCTAATACGTCAAGAGAAGAGCGAGAGAACTTAGTATTTGAAAATAGACGAAATGAATATATTGCAAAAATACAAGAATCTCCGAAAGAAGCTCTGCTTAAAGATATAAAACTTATCCAAAAAACTTTAAGCAGTGATACTGATGAAGAAGGTAATTGGATAAGTCCTTTAAGACAAGAAATTGCAGATATGAGTGACGATGACCTTAATACGGCTTATCTTGCTTATGAATATTCTGCGGGCATTGACTTCGCTGAACTACGCAATCAAATAGCAGATCAACTTATTGATGCTAAAGGTGGTACAGCTGTTAGACCTCGCTATAAAGTTGTTCAGCATGTAAAATATCTTGCTGACAAGATTAAGCGTTTACTTACACCAGATGAACTTAAGACCTTTACTGAAGAATACCCGGAGTTAACTTACAATGATAACGGGTCATATGTTTTACCTCGCGAGGATATTGGTGATGGAAAAACTACAGCAATACCTATTGAGAAAGTGCTGGAATTAGAAGAGCTTTTCGATGAGTTAGCTAAAAAAGCTTACGCTATTAAAGCTGCTCGTCAACGCTTTTTAACTGCAGAAGATGCATTGGCTAAAGCTAAAGAAACTATTAAAGGACTTAAAGCTAAAGTTAAAGCTGAACGTGAAGCAACAAAAGCTGCTAAAGCTCAAGCTAAACTAGTATATGCAAAAGTACGTAACAATGTAGAAATTGCTATTGTAAGCGAAACAAATGTACCTGACAAACTTAACGTCTTACTTAGTACAAATTTCGACAAATTAGCAGATACTAAAGTAAAGTACTTAACTACCGAAGGACAACAACATACTATAAAATCTCTTGCTAAATTTACAGAAAATAATGCAGAAATATTAGCATCAATGACTAATGCTGAAGCAAAGGAATTTGTGTCCTTCTTTAAGAACTCTACAGTTATAACAGATGGTGCTAATACTGAAACAGTTACAACGTATAATGCTGTAAGATTATATACTCTGGCATATATCTATAAAAATGCTACTGGAGAATACTCTCAATTCCAATTAACAGCTGACGAAATGAAAGCTATTGAGGATATGGTACTTACGAGAGCTAGTTCTGCTGGTACTGAAATGTCAATTTCACGTCAAGTCTTGGAAGAGTTTAAGCCTGCAGAGTATATCATAAAAAAATTAAGTACTGAAGTCAATATAGACTTTTCTGAAGAAACTATAAATGAACTTGCTGAGTTGACGAGTAAATTTTCAAACAAAGACTTTGCTAAAATGAGTGAAGCTGATGTAAAGGCTGCCACGCTTGAAAATATTGCTGCTCTCAAAAAAGTATTCCAGAAAATGTATGACGAAGGTTTAGCAAAGTACAAAGATACACACAAGTTTTCTGTGTTTAATCAATTGTGGAAATTCCAACGTATGGCAATGCTTAGTTCACCTGGTACTTGGTTAAGAAATATTACGTCTAACTGTATAATTACAGCAGCTAACAAAGCTAGTGCAGTAATAGGTGACGCAACATTCAAGTTGCTGCAAAAAGCAGAAAATAAATTTAGCAAGACTAAAGTTGCGCCAAGACCAACACGTAATTTGACAGATGCACAAAAAGCCGATGTGCATTTCGCAGAAAATAGGTTTGGTTATAACGGAAAGTTAACGTCGCAAGAGGCTCTTGATAATAACTATGAACTTGTTATGCAACGTATTGACAAACAGATTACGGCACAAAATAATTTTGCAAGAAGTGTTATCGCAGCAGTTAAAGAAAGATATAATCCTGAGTTATTGCAAAAGTTAAAAGATACTAAGGCTGCTTTGCAATTAGACCATGAATACCGTATAGCTGATTTAGAGTATAAGCAAAATGTCGCGGATAAAGTAAATGTTCGTAGAACAATGTATGGCCAATATCAAATTACTGGCACAGTCATTGCAGAAGACGCTAAAACATTTGTAGATGATTATATTCTTGATAGCGGCTTTTATGATATGATTTCTGAGTCTATCAATAAATATACGGCTGGAGATTTTACAAGAACTGCAAAAGCTAATGAAAATCTTGCGCAAATGATAGTTGCGTCTATACAAAGTGAGATATTCAACGATGAGTCATTCAAAGTACCTAACTGGTGGAAAAAGCTTAGCAAAGCCGGTGATGACGCCTCTGGGTTAAATATGTGGAATAAAATTATTTATAAAGCAATAAGCGATGACCCGTGGGTTAAAAAAGCTTTCGCAAGCTATCTCGGTAAAATACTTACTGAAGACGATGTAAATCTTACAAAGGGTATAACAAAAGAAGTGCAAGCACATATCGTCGACGCTTACAAAATGGCGGCTTGGGACTATATGCATAAAACAAATGCTTTTAGTGCTATTGAAAAAACAATACGACAATATACAACAGAAGGCGGCTACTTTATTTGGAAGCAATTATTCCCGTTTGCAGTCTCTGGTTGGAACTGGTTCAAAGAAGGTCTTAACTATACACCTCTTGGCCTTGCTAAAGCTATAATAGACTATGCTAAGCTTGATAAGAAAGTTGCAAAAATGAGTGACGATGCAGCTAAGGGAATGGGACCGTCTGAGAGATTCGCAGGATATATTGTAAAGCGCAACATTGGTAAAGGCGCTATTGGTACAATAGGTTTCATTGCTGGTGCGCTGCTTGCTGGCTTTGGTGTAGCAGGTATAGACGAGGAAGACGACAAAATAAAATTGCGCGTCGGAAATGTGTATGTCGATATAAGTCAATTGTTTGGTACGCAAGGTATTCTGCTCGGTATGGTATTTGCTAATTTCTTTACTGAGGATGGAGTTATTGCAAAATCTCAAGGCGACAAAGGCTTCGATATATTTATGCGTTGTGTAGGGTCGTTCCTCGATCAAGTATTCTTAGATAGTACATTCAGTGATTTATACAGTACTATCAGCTATACTCAGACTTTTAGTGATGTGCTTGTTGATATGACAGACAATACGTTGTCTTCATTCATACCTAACTTCTTGAAGGTTGTCAATAATGCTACATACAACCACAAAGTAAAGTATAGTAAAGGTTTCCTTGGTATGCTCGAGCGCAAAGTCGTGCAAACGATACCAGGTATTGCATATGCATATCCTAAGCAATATGATGTGTATACAGGTGAAATTAAATGGCAATATGGTAGCGGCTGGTGGGGTATATTCCAGAAAGTTGCTAACAGCGCATTGCCTATCAAAGTTTATCCGTATTCTGTTAGTGATATTGAAAAAGAAGCAATTCTCGCTGGAGTAAACAAAGGTCAATTAACTGGAAATTATGATAATATAAAACCCTTTACTCCTGCGCAAGTATCTAAACTTAACGAATACTACGGACAATTGAATAGTGCTGATTTAGCTGAGCTAAAAGCTAATAAAAAGAAGTATAAAGTAAAAGATGAAAAAACTGGAAAGTATGTTGAGCTTACTTACAGTAAAATGACTGCAAAGCAAAAAAATAACGTTATCTCCCGTATAATGGAAGATAACGCTGAAATTGCTAAGATTTATGTATATACTTCAAGTGGTGGCAAATATTATGCTGAAACAGAAACAGCATTCCAAACACTTAGAAGCTTACGAATCAAAAATGTATTCAGAGCTACAGGTAGTAAGAAGGGCTTTAATTAGTCCTATACCATCGCCGCTTTGTAAGCTCAGCATGTAACCAGTCTAAATCTTCTTGTTCACCTACTACGGTGATGTAGTCTCCTGATAGCGGGCATCTCAAATCGAGGTGCTCGTTATCCATTTCTATGAACCTTAATGATTTTTTTATTCCGTGACAACGCTGCTCAATATGTTTTAAGCACTCTATTCTGTTAGGAAATTCATACGGTATATATGTGTCAGTTATTATAGTCATATTAACTCCTTTGTTTTAATATATAATATTTATTTCTCGATAGATTATTCAAGATTGATTCTAATTATCATCTATTATATATTAAAATTGATTATTCATATATAAATTGATTATTATCAATCAAATCATTATGGTATAATTCTTTCCACTGAATATCTAACATATTTGCAATTCGCTGTAAATAATAAGTATAATCTAACTGCTTTTTGATTTCCTTAAAATCGTAAGTATTTAATGCCTCATTAACTACTAAACAATTATCAGGAGTATCTGGCATTGAGCCGTAAGATATATCACCTTTATAGCGTTTAACTTTATATAACTTGCCAAGAGACTTATCTTTTGTTGCAATAACACGATTACATTTGAAAAGCTCTTCTTCGTGACCGTCGGCGTATCTTTGTACAACCTTAAAATAAGTAGGACCTTTTTTACAAGTTATTGCAAAGTCAGTAAGATTTTTACATTGTACTAGTGTTACTGCCGGGTCTATACCTTCAACTAGATATTTTGTTGCAGCTTTAGAACAAACGAACGCATCAAGTGGACCATACTTAACAGTGCCAGGTCTATGAAAATCATCCATAAGCCACGCACCTTTACGTTTAATTTTACCACTCGTTTTAACCAACAAATAATTGTTAACGTCACGTTGCCATATTTTTGCAACTTCATCTCTATCCATACCAATACCAGATACTGCCGTCCATTCATCCATACATTTTTGAAGTTTATCTAGGTCGTTACGATTGATATAAACCAAAATACCATCAGTGTTTGTTTGGATAATTCTAGCACTTACTATAGTATTGTATATCTTGCATGCGAGCGCAGTCAAAAAGATTTGGCCAAGTCGGCAACAACGTGAACACATATATGGGTCATACATATCAAGATACTTATTGCCTGATGCACCATATGCCGTATTCAAAACAAGTTTAAGAGCTTTTTGTACTTGTTCATCCTCTTTTGTAGGATTATCTTTATGCTTAATTGCAATACGCTCATTGTATATATCAATAAACTTCTGTTTATCCTCAACTGTTCGGCTAAGGCAATCAAATTGTATAAGCATAGATGGATAATAGGAAGCCGCGTCAACGTTTACTAAGCAATACTCTTCATCGCTTTCTACATACAAAGCTTGTGTGTCTTTTCTATTTGTATCATATACACTATGGATACCACCGTTACCATAACTTACAATATTACCGAACGCTTTAACTTCCCAGTTATCTTGAGACATTAACAACTTATTTAATATTTGTGCCGGTACATTTTGTTTGCAATAGGCCTCAATTTTTGTTGGTAAACTTATTTCTATCTTTTCTTCGTCAGCAAAATGCATACGCTTTGCTCCAAGAACCTTTGAGATAAGTGAAGCATTCGTACTCATTCTCCACGTTTTTTCAGGAATACCATATTTATCACCGAGTGCCTTTTTAGTCATTGTATACTCGTGAATAACCTCTTTGTAGTGTTTCATTGAAGCATACACGTCTTGATTACAATAATATAGTATTTCCGCTTTATCTTCATCTGACAAGTCTTCTTTATCAAATGGAATAGATGTTTCTAATATATTAAGACCGAGAATAGCTTCTTTTTCTTTAAGCGACATACTTTTGTCATCGTCATCTCTAAGGTCTTGGTAAGTTATGCCAGATAATTTTCTATTAGCAAAAGGCTGCAATCTGATATGCTCTTTTGTACTATATGCCAAGTCAGGTCTAATTATTATATCATTGACAATCTTAATTTGCTCAGGCGTAAAACCTTGGTATATCGCATTTGCAATCATTAAGTCATAATGCTTAATATTATAACCGACGTTGCAGATATTTTCTTCACGCATTAAGTTTATTAACTTTTCTCGGCAATTAGTATCGTCACTTGATACGAATACAAAATTTTGTTTTATATCTTCGTCAAACTGCATATCTTCCGGCATATCACCAAATACACAGCACCACCAATGAGGAAATACCTCAAAGTCAAAGAATCTTAATTTATTCATAGTCTCTCCTTAAAACGGTTTATAGTCCGGGTCAAAATCGCCTCGTTTGTAAAATACTTGCGTTGTACCCTTTGTTTCGCCAATTTGCTCGTATGATTGCTCAACATCAAACAAAGTACAAATATCTTCTTTGAATGTAAAGTTTGTACAAGGTTTGCTATAACCATTGTTTCCGCACCACTCAACAAATTGTCTATATAAGCTCATACAACGTTTATTGTGCAAATCACCAAGACGAATATCGTTTTCATAAAGCCATTCATTAAGTGGGCTTTGACGACGTCTAAATACATCAAGCAATCTTGCGTCACTTTGTGTAACCTTAAACTTGCCCTCTTCAATAGCAATCTTAATACCTTCAACTGCTTTATACAAAAAATATTCCATATCTTCTTCTGTTATTTTTGTATCAAACAACGGGTCTGGGTTGCTAATCTTTTCGTTAAGTTCAACAAGAATAAGTCTACGATATAGGCCAGACGTTTTATCCATAATCTTTGGCAACTTATTACAGTTAAATATAAGAGTTGAATACGGCACAAAATCCATAACTGCCGCATATATTTGTCTAACTGAAATCATATTGCCAGATACTATAGACTTGAATCTACCTGTATTTTCAAGAAACTTTCCATCGACAACGTCGTCATCGAGATTAAGTAACTTTGATACTAAGTTTGCAAGATAATAGTCCTTATCAAGTTCTGCCAAACCAACGTGAGCACAGTTTTGGTCGCCAACCATTCTTTGTAAAAGTTTTTGATATGTCGATTTACCCGTGCCGCCTTCGCCTTGTATAATGAAGAACTTTTCAAACAAGTTTTTCTTCAATAAACAATAACCTGCAATTTGATATAAGAACTGCATCTTAATAGGGTCATTGCCAGTTATATCACACATAAAGTTGTCAATACGTGGTGAGTACACCGGGTCAGGATTGTATTCGTGTGGTATAAAAATTGTATTTATATCACTTTTATTCGGTGATTCTAACTCGCCAGTAACAAGATTAAGTATACCATTTTTGCAAGCTATCTTATACCAGTCTTTATCAAAATCCTCAGGTTTAACTTGTGTTTTTATTTTTATAAACTCAATTATTTCTCTGCGACCTGCCTTAGGAATATTTTTACTGAGCTCATAGTGAATAAGTTTTTCAACTTCTATTTCATTCAGCGGCTTATAATATATTCCATTAAAACTATAAAAGTTATCATAGAATGAAATAATATCGTTTTGTCCGATAAGTTTATCCGCAAGCTCATTATATATGTTTTGCTTTTCTGCTGCGTTCGGTTTAGCATCTTTTTCGCGTGAACGAAGCACAGTTTTGAATAACTCATTATTCGCCATAGGTTCATCAAAAATGTATTCGTTGATAGCTCGAATACTATTTTCAATTTGCTTTTCTGTAAATTTATGAGTTATTTCAAGTTTAGTACGCCACTTGAATAGTACGTCATTTCGGCCATCGCCGTTAACCATTCCTATAAAAGACGGAGTATCATCTTTCAGTGCGGGAATAAGAAAATACGGTATTTCTTCAACATAGTCGTTCCATTCACCCCAAGCTCTGTGCGGGTCGTTACAAGGAAGAATAATATAACCCGTGCCATTAGCACGAGTATCTATTGTTATATTTAATGCACATTTTATATGACTCTCAGACTTAATCTTTTCAGAAGGGTCTTTAAGTAAAATATGCATTCCACGACTTGTATAATTATATGAATATTTTACTTCCCATTTTCGTAGCAACTTTTCAAGATATTCTTGCGAGCGCGGGTCATCAATATTATCAATATCAACAACAACCATACCTTGCGGGACAACCCATCCTATACGCTTGCCTTCTGCTACATATTGTTGTGCTTCAGCATAAGACAAAGGTTTAGTTTTCCATTTATTTAGTGCAGCTTTATTATCTAATGAGCTATCATATTCTCTGTCTTTCCAAAGTTCTGGATTATATGATGGTATTACCACATATTGTCCATTAGGATAGATTTTATTAAGTCTTGCTAAATTCTCGTCCATTAAATTGCTCCTTTTATTGACATAAACAGGTCTGCCATTTTTTCTTTATTTTCTACAGCCTTCCAAATGTTAGATTCTACTGTGTTATCAAATATAAGTATATCTATTTGCACAGGTTTATCTTGTCCCATACGCCATACTCTATGTAACATTTGATTGTACTTAATATAACTATAGTCAAGTGTATAAAATATAATTCTACGACACATTTGCAAGTTGAATGACTCACATCTTGAACATTGCAAGAACAACAAATTTGCTTTGCCAGACTTAAAGTCGTCGATGTTTTCAGTCCATCTTGCAAGGCCAAACTCGTGTTTTAGTTCATTCAAATCTTCTGCAAATCTGTATACAATAACTGTAGGTTCGTCAGTAAGATTGTCATTTAACCAGTCAAGCTTTTTGTTTCTTTCAATGTGCCAAACCTCTCTTTTTGCTTCAACTTCGTCAGTCAAATATAAGAAACCATTCACGGCTTGATGTAACTTTGTAATTGCTGCAAGTTTAGTCATAGTCGTTTCATAATCGCCGATACTAACTACACCTTGCTCAGCTTGCAAATACTCTTTTGTAGGAGTATAAGGCAATTTAACAACATTAACATTAAGATTAGGCATATTGTCTTCATCATCGTACTCTACTCTTTGTGTATACATTGCAATGTTACGTTGCCAACCAGGTTGATATTGTTCTTTAATACCTACAGGTTGTTGTATCATACGACCGCCAAAGTACTTGTTATCAAGTATGCAACATTGTTGTACAAATTGTGTATACTTAATATCACCCCATTCACTTATATGCATGTTGTGAAATTGGCAAAATATGTCAAGGTCATTGTTGCCACGAGGTGTGCCACTTAAACCCCACACATAAGTCGCCTTTTTAGACAACATAAATACAAGTTTACTTATTTGCGAGTTATGTGACTTAATTTTATGGCACTCATCAACAACTATAATATCCCACAATACACCCAAAAGTTTAGGTTTAGTCTTATCCTGTATAGCAGAAGTAAAACTCATAATAACTGTATTTTTAGGCAGTATTCCTTGTGGCTCTATTTCGGCATTCCACATATTTTTCACAGCATCTGCTGTTGACAATATAAGAACTCTTGCTTTACCATCAAGTGCTTTATCGACATCTCGCATAGCATCTACGCAAGGATAAGTCTTTCCTTTGCCAGGTTTATAAAATAAACAAGCGTGTTTACGTTCTAATAAAAACCAATAGCCGTATTCTTGGTACGGCTTTCTATTTTCTAAGTATTCACTGTATAACATCGTCGTCTCCTTTGAACTTAATCATTAAGGCTTCTACTATAAGAGGGTCGTCTACAGACAACCATATACCGTTAGCTTTCTTAATTTTACGACCTACAACTTCTTGTGCTTCAGTAGTACCGTAACCATGGTCACAATCACGCTTAATTTCTAACCCTACAAATAGTCCTATTGTAGCGTCCTCACCAAATATCTCTACAAGCTTAGAAAGTTTAGCGGGTATACAAGCCGTTAAGTCAGGTCTACCTTTTTCTGTATACATATTCTGTGCATTTTTATAAACATAGCCACCGTATTTTCTTACTACTGCTAATGTTCGTTCTTGTACCTTACGTTCTCTTTCAGTCTGTGCCATCGTTGCCTCCGTTGTTTTATTATGGTGCTCAAGACGAGATTCGAACTCGTACTTTACGGATTTTAAGTCCGTTACCTCTGCCGTTGGGTTACTTGAGCATATGAGCAGTTTAATGACTTGCTCAGGTCGTCAGGAGGTTATACAACGGGCTTGTAAGACTTAATTTTGTAACTGTCTACAGTTTCCTCGGTTGTATCAAAGGTACCGTCGTCGAGAGGAACTTTAACTTCTTTCGTGTAGCTTTCAATCTCAACGTGACCGATAAAATGTTTACCTATGAGTTCGGTGTGAATAGTCTCGTAGTCAAGCTCAAAGGCTTCAACTTTTTCAGGTGTATCAAGTTGGTCATGCAAGCAAGCCTTAATCAAGTTGTTATAAGACCATCTTGCCTTCGGGTCAAGTGTGTGATATAAAGTTGACTTACCAGCTTGTTTACTTTCAACTTCAAGTTTTACCATCAAAGAGCCTCTTTTACTTTCAGTAAGCTCTGCGCTTTTAACTTCAAAATCGAAGTCACCTTCTTTGTTAAGAAAACCTACACTTTCATAATCACTAAACTTTTCAATCATTGTTTTGTTCTCCTTTTATATTTATTTTAGTTTTCATTAGATGTTTCATCATCTTTTGGTTCAGTTGCTGTATCAACTTCGGGAGTCAATACTTTTGTTTCACCAAGTACGCCTGCTTTAATCAAAGCTTGCCACTTATCATAATTAAAGTCCTCAACAAATTCACCAGTTTCAAGAAGCATATCTCTTGTGCCTGTGTCCATCAACGGGTGAGGGCCAACATAAGTAAGGAACTTTACTTCTTTTTCACCTTTGTCATTAAGACAAGTCTTTCTGCAACAATAGAAAATATTGCTTGCATCTTTCATACATTTAATACCAGTCTTAATCGTAAGGTCAGGTATAATACGTATCTCTTTGTTAAGGCCTGAGGTTTCAGTAAGTTCTTGTTCACTCGTGTGAGTTATCCATACAAATGTTACACCTTGTTCTTCCGAAAAACGTTTCATATTGTCTTTCAAGTTAAGAACCATTTTTGCAACATCACCCCATTCTTGCATTGACAATGCTTTGCCACCTTTTGTAGTTTCAAGATAAACTTTATAGTCGTCTTGCAATGCTGCAAAAGTATCAATAACGATTGTCTTAAACTTATCTGCATTAGGGTCACGTAAATCTCTCAACAATTTTGCAAGCTTGTCACAAGATGTTTCTTTAATCTTGCCACCTACTGGCATATCGTTGCGAAGATTTTTAACTTTAATGAGTCCTTTTTCCACGTCACTACGATATTTAGTCATAATGACTCGACCGCCACCATCATTGCCGATTGACACGTACAACAAAGGTTTTGGATATGATGCTGCAATGAGCGTCTTGCCTGACTTTGGCTTGCCCATATACATATCAATGCTATGAGTTACAAAACTGTCATATTCCATTGTTGCCTCCAATTATTTATCTGTTTGTCCAAAGGCTGAATCGCCTCGTTTACCTTGTTTTTTGCAAGGAACATTTCTCATAGTTTCTATTCTTACAACAACATACTGGCAAAATGCTATGCCCGCTGGAAAAGTTATATCGTTGTCAGACAAGTTATGCACTATCGCATGAATTTCTCCAGTATAATTTGCATCAACAGGACAGTGTGATATAATTATTCCTTGCTTTGCAGCAGACGTTCTTTCAATGAGCATCCCGCAAGTATCTTCTAAAACATCAGCCTCTACTTCGAGAGGTACTACTGTAGTTGAATGAGCCTTAAAAGTTATATCATAATCAAGAATTACATCAACTCCAGCATCTTCAAGATAACCTTTAATCATTTGTGACATTGCTAATCTCCTCGTCAATAACCAAAGCTCTCAAAAGTACAAGATAATTGATTGCGTCGCCGATTTTTTCATCCCATTGTTCAGGTGAAAATACGGTTCCATCGTTTACACATACCATATCACGGATAGATATAAGGTGTTTTGTTAACTGAGCAAGGCACGCTTCTTTTGGAGTTGTGCTGAGATATTCAGCTGCTCGCTTAAAGTGCTCAAGCCTGTCGTCACGGTTAAGTGCATAACTTTTACCTTTAGCATAGAGCACACTCGTTGTTTGCTTAACAAAATTCTTTGCAAATACATTAAACTTTTCCTGTGTCATTATCAGTCTCCTTTATTTTATTAAAATCGTGTGTGAGTATATCTTGTGGAGTATCAAGCAATGTATATGCTTTTCCACAACAAAATTTACCTTCAGGACATTTTCCTTTCCAGCAATCTGGCGCGCAGTTTAGGTCAAACAATACTTTATTGTAATTACGTAATTTTTCCCATATTTTAAGCATTACATATCTAGTTTCTATTGTGTTGCGCCTACATATACGCTGTTTTATCATATGTGCCCATTGATAAGGCGTTGCACTTATAATCAAAACATTGCGAAGTCCTTGCGGAAGAACATATGCAGCTTCATCGTGGTCAACACCATCAACAATGAGCTCTTTATATCTCTTCATACTATTTTTACAAGTATTTATATATTCGTGAAGATTTACTTTTCGTAAAGGACTTTCTTCATCAAGTAAATCATACGGCACTACAAAATCGGCGTCATCACTATAATCGCTATATTGGCAAGAAGCAGACATAAATTTTACTTCATTTTGATGCCGTGTAATTTGTGCTAAAAATCGCCTTGAAGCTCCAACAACTACTACGTTTATTACTCCAAACTTTTGGATAGTAGGATGAGGCAAATTACGCATAGTTATTGCCGTATCTTGTTTATAAGATTTATTGTACAACTCCATAAAATCATCTAAGCTTTTAATTTTATGACCGCCTTGCGTAAGTCTTGCTGCACAAACCATCATTTTTTCACAATTTTGTATTACCTCAGGATTAAGAACTTCAACTTCTATTTTATTCATTTTCATCCACCTTCTCATTTGTATCAGGGCTGTTAATATACTTACGAAGCATCGTTGTAAATTCACTCGGTCGTTTTATAAATTTTTCTTTTACAAGAACTTTTGCAAAACCCGCAAGCGAAAATGCTATTTCGTTAACACTTATTCCCGGGCCGCAAGTATAATTGTATCGCCCGTCCGCAGTTTCAGTAACTTGTATTACCAAAAATTGTTGTTCGTTTTCCATATAAACTCTCCTGTAAAGTTTTTATTTCTTTCATTATAATATATTCAAAAATTTTTGATTTATTACTCATATATGATAATTTTAATATATAATATGGATTGATTAGATATATTATAATATAATTAATCGAGAATCAAATATTATATATTAAAATCAATCATTTTTATGGGTTTGTTCGTAGTCCTCTAATCGCTTTTGTAAGGAATCAGCAATACGCATTATAATTACTATTGCTATGTCTATACAAATTATAATAACAAGAGGAATTATCCAACTTATATCTGATATTACAAAAACAAAGATACTATTAGTGCTATTATACATAATATAATAACTGTTGACCACATTGATTTGAGTTTCTTCTTTGCTTTATTTATTATATCAATATGGACTTGTTTCATTTTTGTCAGTCCTTACTTTCTTCAACCGCGGGAATCTCAATGAGTATTGTGTTGTGCCGTAAGTATTTTTGCTTTGTGACAATGAGAAGTATGCAATTTCTACAATTTTACCTATAATATCCATAGGATACATAGCCCATCTTGTACGTTGCTCATCACTAAGACCAGTACCTACTTTACAACTTATCTTACTACCGTTAGGCAATGTTGCTTCACAATAAATATACCCTACACAGAGTTCATATTTACCGGAACCAAACTCAGTATCAACAACTCTCATATCGATTGTTTGTACTTGTTTAACTTTAAGCAAATCATCTGTGCGCTTAGGTACATATAAACCACTACCTGAGTTAATCATAAGGCCTTCGCCACCTGAGTTAACAATATCAGTAAGCAATTCATTAAGTCCTGTATCGTCAACCATATTTTTGTACACTTTCAAAGTAGGAAGAATACGAACTTCGCCACCACTCAAGTCTTGTTGATACATCATTTCGTTCAAAGCTCTTCGTCTATCACGATACGGCATTCCAAATTCTTGTATATCGAAAATGTTATATACAAGTTTCTTGTTGTTTGATTTACTATTTATAAGACCTGACGTAGTATTGAATGCATCACGATAGAGTCTTTGATACACACCTTGTGCACGTCTTATTGAAGCGTGTGTTTGCTCAGGACTAAGTACCTCGCCATCATATACAAAGTTTGTATCAAGACCTTCCATATTAAAGTCAACGTTCATCGGCTTGCCGTTACGAGAAGTAAAAGTCCATTGGCCATCTACAAATTTAGCAATGCAACGATTGCCGTCAAGCTTCTCCGTAATGAAGTAATCGTCAGGTGTAAGTCTTTGACCTTCGTATTTTTTAGCAAGCATCGGAGCTGTAGCATCTTTGACAAGCATTGAACGTCCTATGCCAAGTCGCAACGTTCTATTTACAATAGGTTCAATGAAATCATTATAATCGTTAACTTCTTCACAACATTTAGCAATATACATCACACTCAAATCGTTATTATGTATAGGCTTAAACAGAGGTTCAATGAATTGACGGAATGTCATTTCAGTTTCGTCGTGTTCTACTTTGTTGTATCTATTTACAAAAGTATATCCGAGTTTGTGTTTACCGTCAAGAATTTCAAGGATATAATAGAAGTCGTCTTTTATTGCAGGCACCATTCTATTAATTATGCCTTCTTTCTCATTGCGAGAATCTGTTGCTTGTATGTACGTTATATAATTTTGTAACAAATAAATACGGCCTTTAAGATTCATTACATTGAACTCCTTTTGTTTCTATTTTTACACATTACGTATTCAGCGTCGATTGCTTCAATCAGCTCGCGAGTAATCTTTTCGTCAGGCGTAAGATTGAACTTTTTAATTTGTATACGCAAGAATGCTGCGAGTTTACCTTTACTTGTATTGCCGCAAAGTCTATCAAGTTTATCAACGGCTTTTGCTTTATCTTCGTCGTCTAAATAAAAGTTAAAAAGATTCATTTTGTTCATTAGTAGTCACCTCCTACAGTCAACCAAGGTTTGCAAGCAGTCAAATACTCGCAGTCTTTACAAGAATAACTATCGTACTTTTTAAGGAACGGCATCTTGTGGTCTTTCATATAATCAATCATTGAAGCTGCATCAATTATATCCTTAACTATGCCCTCGTATGCATCTTCCTCAAGGTATCTTGTATTTAAGTATGCGCATTTATTATTTGCAAAGTTACACCAAGCATCGTAATAATAACCACCAGGTTCACAATTATAATAAGGGTCATCACCGTGGATTGCAACAACGGCTTTTTGATACAACTCTTGTGATACATTTTGGCTCTTTGCTCTTGACAATGTACCGTTACTCAACAATGTAGGTTGACCGAACTCTTGTTTAGGTATGTCAATATAGCCAATCTTAATGTTACGAAGAGGTGTTCCGAACCTGTTATGTACAAGAAGAGCGTATATTTGCAACTGACTGTTCATATCAAACTCGTCTTGTCCTTTAGTCTTGGTTGAAAACTTGTAGTCAATAATTGTTGCACAATTTTTACCCAAGAACAGGAGGTCTACCACACCTACAAGAGGCTCGTGCAACAAATATCTGCTATACGGCAAGAGTTCTGTTGGAGTCATCTGCAATTTAAGCTCTCGATGTATCTCACATTTGCCACGTTGGTCTATTATATCTTGTCTGAGTTCTTTTTCGTATTTAGCGATTTGTTTGATGATAGGTGTAAAGTATTTTTCCCAACTATCTATACAAAAATATTGTTTAAGCTCTGGATAAAGTACTTCACTTGGTATGATATTATAATAAGCATCTTTATCAACTACGCCATCTTCAGTCTCGTCACGAAGTCTGCCAGCCTTTTCAAGCACTTCGTGTGCCATTGTACCAAAAGGAAGGTGAGGCGACAACGGTTTGCAAGGCGGTGTATGCAAAATGTAATTGTGTTCGTATTTCGCCATACAATTAGCGAAACAATTTAACGATGAATTGCTATGTGACATTTAGTCCTCCTTCAAAATTTTACTTTCTTTCAATTTTCCTTTTATACGAGCTACTTGACGTTGCCCGCGATTGGTAGTACATCTATTACCGTATTCACGTACTAATTGGTCGTATTGTCTTTCGCCAATCATTCCTTTTACAATATCACGTTCTTCTGCTATAATCTGCTCATGCTCTTCAGCATCTTCTTTATCTTGTTCTTCGTATATAGCATTGTAGTCAGGCAACATGTCTTCAACCGAGAGTGCTTCTTGTCCTTCGGTACTAAAAGTTATATCATTTAGACTAGTTATAACAGGAGCATTCTTCTCTTTTCGTAATTGTATTAAAACTGCGTTATAAAAAGATTGCTCTAACAGCCTTTTATTTACGTAATATCCTTTTGTGTACAATACACACATTGTAAGTCTACAAGTTTGCAATAAATCTTCATACTCGAGTTTAGGCCACTGTCTATGTTGTTTTAATGCAAGTTTGCGCATTAGCGGGTCAAACAGCTCACAAATTATTTCAAGTGGTGGTTGTTTATATCCAACAACATAAGAAACTTTTACAGAGTTATAATGCTTAATAATGTCAGCAGATATTTGTCCTACAACATCTGTAATGTCTAAAGTATTGTATTGCTCATCTTGACTAACTAAATATCTAATTGTCCAACCTTTCAGAGTTTTATTAGTATAATCAGCATATATCAAGTATGAATAAACTTTGTCTACATTATCTAACAACGGTGCTAACAACATCTCGCAAAGGTCGTCTGGCCGTTCTGCATATTTTGGTTGTACAGTTACTTTTATCGGTGTAAGAATATTCTCGTGCATAGTTACCTCACAACTTTCCTAATGTTATAATAAAATTACTTAGCTCTCTTGCAATGTCTTTATCTTTTATCAAAGGAATTATTTTTGCAGTTTTACCGATTGTGTCTAACTTATAAGCTTTTATCTTTTTAAGAGTTTGCTCGTCATACAATCTAACAACGGGCCAGTTATAATCTGTATATACTTCATTCTCTACAATATAGCACAATAGCTTACGTATAGATACTTTAGGACTTGTCGGTCCGTATATTTCTCTTAGATTTTCGTAATAGGCATTGTTTATAACAACTTGAAAAGTTTTACTTGTTTCGTCAGCATACACTGGCGGTAATGTTTCAAGCATTATTTCACCGTTTTCGCATAGCTCTAAGGCTTTAGCCGTAACTTCGTCCATCGTACCAAACATACTTAATATGTTATAATACTCAACAGGAAGTTGAACGTTTACTTTAATCATCTTTATTCCTCCTTACAAAAGGTATTATCTTCGCCATTTTAGGTTTATCTGGATTGTCTTTATTCAGTATGTCATTCAATGCCTTTATGATGTTGTCATAAGCCATAATCTCACCTTCTATACAAGATAATTGATTAGTTATATTCATAACCTTATTGATTCTCAACTTCTCGTCAGTTTCTTGTGGTATTGAGCATAATTGCAATTTTAACTTTTCATAGTACTCTTTACGTTGATTTGCTACATTGTTCAACGTATCTATTTCCTCAAGTATAAAACCTTTAAGTTCATCGGTCATCTTTCTTTTTCCTTTTCTTTATTTTAATCTTTCTAAAGTTTCGCCAATCAGCGCAAAGCAATGGCAAACTTACAAAGAAGCCAGCGCATAATATGCCTAATACAATAGATAACCACTTAGGCATTTGCAATCACCTGCTTTAACATTGCAGCATATTCTTTTTCTGCTTGTTTCACTGCTTCTTCAGCTTTTCTTATTTCTGTCACATCTTTCATGTAACCTTTGTTATTATCATCAATTTTATATTCATAAGCTTTTATAAGCTTGTCCTTTTCGTCTAGTTCAGTAAATTTAGTAGGCAATACTCCTCTAAAACACAAATCAGGGTGTGTAAGTTCAAATTCAGAATATTCTTCTGGATAGTTCTTTTGATTTTCAAGATACATAGCATATTGCATACGTTTATATACATCTGCAATATCTATTTGGTGGCGTTTAGGTTTATCTAGTTCATCAACCTTAAGTTTTGCAATATCAACTTTCAAAATGTTTTCCATCAGTATCTCCGTTATTATATAAATATATTTATAAAATGGGTTTTAGAAAAGGGACTGGCTGTGGGGTAACCAGTCCCTATTTTTATTAGTCTTCCATTGCAAGGAGTTCTTCGAGTTTTCTCTTTGCTGCTTCAATGGATTTTTCTTTACGTGCAATCTTTTGTTCTCTAGTCAAAGGACCGCGCGGTGCGCGCTCTTTCTTAGGAGCATTTGCTTTTGCTTCTTGAGCCATATCAAGAAGTTCGTTGTATCTGTCATAATCCTCAGGAAGGATAAAATCTACAAGAGTCTTTGCCATATTAGTTTTCCTCCACATCAGTATCGTTCTTCAACGCGTCAAGTTGAGCTTGCATCTTAGCAATTTGTGCTTCAAGCTTTTCTGCTTTGGTCATCGGTTTCTTCTTTGCAGCATTCTTTGCTTCAATTGCTCTTGCAATAATCGCATTGTATTCATCTTGAAGGTCTTGCGGCAAATAAGAGATAAGTTTCGCATTAGGAATACGCGTCACACTTGAACCAGCGGGTTTAGCTTCTTTGAAATACAAATAAACACAACCTTGTTCAGCAATTTCGCGTCTTGCTTTTGCTTTGCTGTAGTATTTTCTGTTTGCAGCATTCTTAGTGAGCATAATGGTTTTGTCATTTTCCTCGCAAAGTTTGCAGACTGGACCTTTGTTTCCGTCCAGGTCGACAACGTGGAAACCGTCGTCTTCTTCGATGATAGTTGCAAGATAGTTCGTATCTTCTACCATAGTTTGTAATCTCCTTTTATTTTAATGTAGTTTTTATTTTTATTAGGGCTGGCTGGTGCAAAAAGTTTATGCCCGACTTAGCCTCACGAGGTACCAGCATACTTATAAGTCATTTATATTAAAGGTGGCTAGTGGTATTATGGCGTTATTGATACAAAGTATAAGGGTCTATATGAGGTTTTATATGAGCAAAAAGATTCCCACGACTTAGCCCTATTGGGTACCACCTTTATTTTTAATGATTTATGTCATTCATTATAATATATTCGAAAAACGAAAAATTATTACTTTATAATTTTTACTCTTTGCTATGTTGTTTTTCGTATTTATTTGCTGCGGCAGTAAGCTGATTAGGCATATGTGTCCAGTACAAAACGTCCTCACCTGCTATAAACTCATTCTCACCGCCAATGTCTTCTGCATATGAGCAATTAAAGTGTCCTTGGCATACATTCAATGTTGTAATATAGCCTGTTCTTACAAATGCCACAACTTTATACACGTCATCGCCGGGTCTTGTTTCTGTGGCTAAATACCATTTAATGTTTGTTGTTAATTCAGATTTCATAAGTTTTTTCTCCTTTTATGTTTTATTACTCTTTCAACGTATGCAAAGTGGTCGTTGCTTTGTAAACGGCGTTCCTCGCATATACGCGCGCGTTCATTAGAATATTGCGCATACGCGTCGCACGCGCTATGACAATTTGGATGACGGTCAGGGCAGTCTTTGCAAGGACATAATGTTGACGGTGGTTTCATAATTAGTGTCTCCTCGTTTTTCTTTTGTATTCTCTGTGGTAGCGTTTTAGTGCTCGTATTTTATACATCTTTCTTGTCATCTTTGAACTCCCAGTAGTCATTAGCAAGTTGTACTATTTTGCCGGTTACGCCTTTGTCTAAATTGTCTTGTACCAAGAACTTCTTTGCTTTTTCAAATGATGTGAACCAAGTTTTTCCGTAATCTTCATAGTACCACTCTCTGGCGCCATCTACACGCCATTCGTATCCATCGACAATAAAACTATGTTTGCCAATATATGCTGCCGATTCGAGAAATATATTGCCGTCATATATTACATATACTTTACAGCCAGGTTTATTTAGTATCATTGTTTACCTCCGCTTGCTTGCACTCGTCACAACGTTCAGGATAACGGTCAAGCGAGTATAATGGTATCATACAACCAAACAGATTGCAAATAGCCAAGTCGCTTGAAGCATATCTGCAATAATCGCAATCTTTACAATACTTGCCATCAGGCACTTCGATTTCAACTCTTATCTTCGCCATTTTGCACCTCCTTAAAACTCTTTCAACTCAGGTTTTGGCGAGCCTTGTCTGTATATTATGATTTTTATTTTCATATCTTGCTCGTCGAAAAACTGTTGTAGTTCGTCTACATCAACAGAACCGTCTTCAATCAACAAGAATTTCCATTTTGCTTGTTTCGTGTTGTTAGTCTTTTTATTCATAGTCATATATCCTCCTTGTTCTCTTCGGTCTTGACTGCCGATAGAGTCTTTTCTTACTACGAATCATAACCATTCTCACCTTATGGCTGTGTACTGTGTCTCCAATCAAACTTCCTACAAGTTCTGTCATCTGCTTTATTGCTGATGATGTTTCATAATGTCCGTGTGTCTTCATACTCAGTCTTTATAAACCTCCTCCAAACTGTACTCAGTATAGCAATGTTGCTTAAGTAGCTCAGGATTTTGCCATATGTTACCTAACACCTCGATGTCTCTACACAATGTGTCGCCTTTAGCAAGGTAGTCTATGCTGTAGTTACTGCGTTGGCGTTTACAAAGAGTGATATATGCACCATATCGCTCGTTGTATTGTACAATACGAACATAGTTCTTGTTCTTATTCACAATATCACCTTCGTAAATAGGTGTGCCATTGCAGTCGTCGCAGCCTGTGTACTCTGACAACGTGTTAGGCTTTATAGGATACACTGAGCCATCGGTTGTACGTATGGCGTTTATCTTGCAAGGGTATCTACCGCTATCGTCAGGCCATATACAAGGTAGACCGTATACCCAGCGCGATTTAGTATTGCATCTTGTAGTTCCTGCAGCGAGTGCTCGGTACTGTGGTTTCCTTGTTTTAGCCACGCTTCGTCTTTCCAAGTGGTCGTCAAGTATCATTTTGCAACTCCTTTATCATATCGTCAATGTAGATAACGTATGCAAATCCATCAGGTTTATCATTAAGCACATCTTTCAGTTCATTAAGCACTTCGAGTTTTGCTTGTTTGACTTGCTCTTGCCTCAACGCATAGTCAACCACCTCGTCTCCGTATTGCATAGCAGGTGTTTTAGGCAATTTGCCGCCGCAGTATTGTCTCTTAGTCATACTTACTCCTCTTCTATGTCTATGTGGTCGAATGTAAGGTTGTCGATGTATTTGTCCTCAGGTATCTCGTCGGCCATGTCCTCTGCCTCGTACTCGTCCTCAGCCTCGATAGGCACGCGAGCTGTGTATACAAATGTTGCAATGTAGCGATGTATCATAGTTAGTCCTCCTTAGTTATCGTCAATCATCCGGTCGTACAATGTGTCACCACTCTCGACAGGTATGATTTCGTTGTCTATGAGTGTCTGCATATACTTCCTGCCGTTCTTAGCCTGTAGCATCTTAACCATCCAACCGTGAGCCGCACTGTACAAGCACTCGTCGTCGTTAGTCCACTCAACGAGTGACTCAAGGTAGTCTTCAATGAACGTACGCACATGTTTCCATGTTGTCTGGCTGTAGTGCCACAAGTAGCCAAGTGTCAGTGTACCTTCGTCCTTGTCTATCTGTGCGACGTATGCATCGTAACTACGCAATGTGACGTATCGCGGACCGATAATTGTTGTTCTGTTGCTTTGTTTGATTTTTCTTACCATAATGCACCTCCAAAGAATGCAATGAATGCTGCAAGGAAACCTGCGAATAAAAGTACCGATAATGCCATCATTGTTGTTCTTCCTCCTCTGTGTCGTCGTTTGATGTGTTCAACTGTTCTACAATGTATGCTACGTCGTTGAGTGCCGCAGGGATGCTGGACGCTTGCTTAAGGTAGCGGTTATATGCCGTTATAAGCTCGCATGTCGCCTTGCAGTCAGTTACAAATATAGCGATAGCTATGCCGTAGAGTACTGTGAGTAGTACAGCCAACCAGCCGTCAATGTACTCAATGGCGGCGCACCATATAGCTGCAATAATACCAGCGATTGCTATAGTTGCAATGAAGGCATCTATGAACACTTGCCAGAGGCTGCGTTGGCGCTTACGATATACTTTAAGCATTGTTTCTTGTCTGTCAATGCAAAATATGGCATAGTCGCTCAGCACTGTTATAAGCTCAATGTTGTCCATCGTGTTCCTCCTTTATAGCGCTTAGTCTCTCGACAAGCATGAGTGTTCGGGTGAAGGCACAGGCCTCACGCAAGTACTGTTGGCCGGGGCCGAGGTAGTGCAAGTGTTCAGTGTCTGTGTTAATGACAATGTAGCCATCAAGGCATATAATGTCTGCAGTCTTGCCAGTGCTACTTACAAAAGTAACCATCGCCGGGCGGCCACAATAACTGACAAGGTCGCCGATGTGGTAGTCGTGGTCGGCAATGTGATAGCAGTTGTCGTTCATTGTCTCTCTTAGTTCTTGTTGCTTGTTCTCGTCGTATGGCATGTTATTCCTCCTGTGGTATGATAGTGTACTGGTCCTTCGTGCCGTAGCCGTGGTTTACAAGGTAGTCACGAAGTTGTTCTGGCGATGTGAATTCTGTGCCTTTTACAACACAGCGCTCGTTGCGAATGTGGTTAGTGTAGTTAACCTCAGCGGTCATACACCAACAATTGTACAAAGTGTCGTAATATATTATTTGTTGCATTGTTCTATCTCCTTAGTCATATTGTGTGCCGTCGTGTTCAGGTCGTCGTGTAGTTCGGCAACGCGGTTACAAAGAGCGGCGTTTGTGGCTTTAAGTTCGTCGATTTCTTTTTGCATATATTGTACGGCGAATAGTATCTTGCAATCACTTATACTGTTGAAGAACTTGCAAGATGTACATTGGTTATGGTTGCAAAATCCTTCATACAGGCTGCCGAGTGTAAGTGCTTTGTCATCTTCTGTTGGTGTTGGTTTGTGTGGTCTGAAGTTTTTCATAGTTATTGCTCCTTAGGAATTATAGTGTAGTCGTCTATAGTGCCGCGGCCTTTACTTATAAGGTAGTCGCGGAACTCTTCGGGTGTGTCGAAGTTTATTTCTCTAAAATCGCCGTTTACAAGAACCTGTCCACGCAAGCGATTGTTCGCAAGATAATTGTGTGTTGATGTGTAACACCAATTATTATAGTGTTTATCGAAGTAAATCACGCGAGTTGTTGTTATTTGCATAGTTTTAATTTGCGTTTTACAAGATGTGGTGTGGGTCAGCGACCGAAAGTCTCATAGATTAGTCGGATAATCTTGAGTAAATCTTATATGATATGGAAAATTTCTATATCTTATAAGATTTTTCATCATAAATTTTTAGAAAAATATAAGGGGGGGGGGCATTTTTCAGTTTATTTTATATATCATATACTGTATATATACATATATATTATATATTATTTTTTTATTAAAAAATCTACTAAATAGTATGCTATCGGCCAATCTTACATGATATAGAAAATTTCCATAAGATATAAGATTTACTTATTTTGTAGATATAAAATTAAACTGCAAAATGGGGGCCCCCCTATAAAAAATCTAAAAATTTTCAATCAAAAATCTTATATGATATGGAAAATTTCTATAAGATATAAGATTTACCGCGATTTTTAGACTATTTCGGGGACTTTTGAGCCTATTTTGGCTATTTTGCCGGGCCATCGGCACCTCATTGCATCTTGTAGAGTGCGTTTTACCTCCTTACTTATTGAGTATAAGCCTGCAATATACTGCATAGACTTGCTTATCGGACATAGCGTCCACCTTATTTTGCCACGTGATACTTGCACTGATAGTACGATTGTACTTTGGTACTTGCTTTAGCGCCTCGCGCATTTGCTCTATGCTCATAACTCCGCCAAATCTACCTCCCAATCTCCCGGGAACTTGTTTAGCGCCCTCGTATTTGCGCCGTCTTTGATAACATCTAGCGCTATATCTGCAGGCAAATATACATTGTAGTAGCCTATCATAAGCGTA